CCAGGCCCTGTACCGCACCGGCGTCCGCGAACGCGACAAGATCGGCATGCTGAGCCGCAACCACCGCGGCTTCCTCATGACCTTGTGCGCCCACGGTCGCCTCGGCACCGACATCGTCCTGTTCAACACCGGTGCCTCCGCGTCCCAGACCCGCGCAGTCATGAAGGAGCAGAAGATCGACCTCCTCTTCATCGACGAGGAGTTCATCCCGCTGCTGTCCAAGGGCTTCGACGAGTGCCCGGTCATCATCAACTGGGAGGAGAACCACGACACCGCCGCGGCCCCCCTCTCCGACGAGGAGAAGGAGCGCAAGGCCGCCGCCGGCTACGACGTCATCGAGTACGCCTCTAATGTCGCCGAAGCCACCGAGTCCGAGGACCACGCGGTGCGCAATCCGCAGTGGCCCACGCTCACCGAGGTCCTCCGCACCTCCCCCGGTACCGAGAAGATCCCGGGCCACCCGCGCCGCGGCCGGACCATCATCCTCACCTCCGGCACCACCGGCACCCCGAAGGGCGCGCGCCGCCCGGAGCCGAAGACCTACCTGCCGGCGTCCTCGATCATGTCGCGCATCCCGCTGAAGCACCACCGCGGCTACTACGTGCCGGCCCCGATGTTCCACCTCTGGGGCTTCTGCCAGATCCAGCTGGGTCTGGCCCTGCGCGCCACCTTCATCCTGCAGCGCAAGTTCAATCCGCGGGACGCCGTGAAGCTCATCGAGGCGAACCGTCCGGACACCATCGCCATCGTCCCGACGCAGCTGCGTCGCCTGCTCGAGGCTGTGCCGGAGAACTTCTCCCCCGGCGTCCGCAACATCGTCGCCTGCGGCGAAGCTCTGCCGGCCCGCGTCATCCGCGACACCCACGAGAAGTTCGGCCAGGTGCTCTACAACCTCTACGGCTCCACCGAGGTCTCCTGGGCGTCCATCGCCCAGCCCCAGGAGCTGGAGGCGCACCCGACGACCGCCGGCAAGGCTCCGATGGCGACCACCCTCAAGGTCGTGGACGAGCACGGCAACGATGTCCCCGAGGGCGAGGTCGGACGCGTCTTCGTCGGCAACGACCTGCTCTTCGACGGTTACACCCGCCCCGGCGTGGACAAGGAGAACCTGCACGGTCTGGTCTCCACCGGTGACCTCGGCTACTTCAAGGACGGTCTGTTCTACCTGGCCGGACGCAGCGACGACATGATCGTCTCCGGTGGCGAGAACGTCTACCCGATGGAGGCCGAGGACGTCATCTCCGACATGCCGGAGGTTTACGAGGTCGCCGTCCACGGTGTCGCCGACCCGGACTTCGGTCAGGCCCTGGCCTGCTACGTCGTGCTCAACGACGGCGAGTCCGAGGAAGGCTTCGCCGAGAAGGCCAAGCTCGCGGTGAAGGCCAAGCTGGCCCGCCACAACGTCCCCCGCTACTTCGTGTTCATGGATGTCCTGCCCCGCAACGCGGTCGGCAAAATCGTCCCGCGTGAGCTGCCGAAGATCGACAATGGCACGGACGAGGAGGACGCCGCGTAGGTCCCGTCCCACCCCGGGAGTCCCCGGGCACTGCGCCGAAAGACCCGATCCCCAGGTCACCGGAACTTCTCCGGAACGACCTGGGGATCGGGTTTTCCTGTGGTCCGGTCCCCACCTGTCCTCCCCTATCGCCTACTTCCGCCTACTCTCGCCTACTCCTGCCTACTTCCCTCCCTTCAGCGGCAGCGGTAAGTGCACAGCGGCAGTTCCTCCTGTCATCTCAGGCGGCCCGGGCGACAGGAGGAGATGCCGAAGCAACGGACCGGATGCCGGGGCGCATCGTCCCCGCGTCTCTGGACGGACATCCGAGGCTCCAGATCTGCGTCAGGCACGGATCCGGGCTTCCGTGCCACAGAAGCGCGGATCTGTGCCTGACGCAGGAGTGCTGCAACATGATGCTCCCCCGGTCCGGATCGGCGCACAGCCTGTTCGACGGGTCCGGCATCCGTGACATGCAGAAGCGGCCCCCGCTCACCGTGACGGTGACCGGAGGCCGCTGCGTATGACGCGTCCTGCGTCCCGCCTGCTACTTCAGCTGGCTGGAGGACAGGTTCAGCTCGCGACGGGCGACGACGAGCTGCTGGATCTGCTGGGTGCCCTCGAAGATGTCGAGGATCTTTCAGGTGGTGCCGGTCAGAGACTTTCCGCAGGTCAGAGCATGTGCGACTGGTGCGAGCGGTGCGCCGATTGCGACGTTTGCGGACTCTGCTGCGGGATTTCTGCGGGATGAGACGTGCCCGCCAGAACCTCCCCCAGACATGAAGAAAGCCCCCACCGTCACGGGGACAGTGGGGGCTAGGGAGCAGCAGGGTGTTGATACCGAGGGAGGGAGGTCACCCGCGCTCAACCCGAAGCTGAGCCTACAGGGCGACCAGTGCCTACATGGCGGATTCGCGGAGGTGCTTCTCCACCTCATCAGGCACCGCCGGCTGATCCGCGGCATCCGGGTAGCGGCGACGCCAGGCGAGGACATGCTCCGTGAACGCCTGCACGAGGACGCGGAGCTTGAACCGGTCCATCTTCACCTCAGCGAGCTCATCGGACAACTCCGATGTCTTCGTCTCCAGGGCTTCCACGCGGGCGGTCAACCGGTCCACCCACCCGAGTGACGTGGTGTCCTTGTCACCCTGGCGTTTGGTGCGGGCGGTGAGCCACACGCCGATCATGCCGATGACGGCGACAAGAACACCGGACAGCAGTTCAGTCATCCACCATCACCTCACGCAGTTTCACTTCGGCGCGGTTGCTGCGCCACACAGTCCAGAGGGTGCCGAGGGCGACGGCCAGGTATGCTGCCCCACCGCCCCACGCATTCGATGGTCCGTGATTGGTGAGGTTCGCGGTGAGCAGGGATGCGGCCCAGACGAGGTTCAGGCCGACTGCGAGAGCGGTGGCGAATGCTGCGGGTGCAGTGTCGTGCCACCGGGCGGTGGCGAGGCACAGGACTCCGACGACGACCCAGATCACTGCCCACACGGTCAGTGGGAAGAATCGTTCCGCCGGGTGCCCGGGTGGGGTGTCCTGCAAGTACGCCACGCCCCTGACGAAGCATTCCATGGCGAGGATCAGCAGCAGGGCACCGTCTGTCAGTGCGAATGCGCGGATACGCTCAGCGAATGGTCGGATGCAGGGTGGCAGGTGATCGACAGGCATGAGACTCACCGCCCGTATACGTAGTCAGCAGTGGACTCGGCGGTCGCAGCAGCACCAGCGGCGGAAGTGGCGTGCTCGCCCTTCTCCTCCGCACGGATCGCCGCGAGAACCGCATCAGCGATCTTCGCCGGATCAGCGGTCGGCAGGGTCGAGACAGCAGCATCGATAGCAGCCTGCACCCGGCCGGCGACGTCCGCCTGCGCGGTAGCCTGCGCCCCGGCGGCGGCGGCCTTCGCCACATCCTCCGCCGTCACCGTCGAATCACTGCCCTGGTGGGTGAACGCGGCGGCGATGAAACCAACGACGGTGGCGAGCAGCGGTGAGGCAGTCAACGCGTCGAGCTGCCCCTCATCGATCAGGCCGAATCCGGCGGCGATGAGCCCGGCCACGCCGATGACGAGGTAGGCGGCTCGGCGGATCCACCACGAGGACGTGAACTGGTTCTTCTTCTCTGACATGGTCACTTCTCCTTGGTGTCGTAGCAGCCGGGGATGCCGAGCTTCGCGCCGATCGCGCCGAGCAGGTCGGTGCGGGTGCGCTTGCCAGTCTGTCCCCAGCCCCCATAGGGTCCGGCGATCTTCGCGTCGCCCATGTCCTGGGCGGACAGGGTCATCAGCATGGCGCGGCAGTCGGCGGTGTTGTCTCGGATCTGCCGCAACAGTGCGCGGTCTTCATCGGTCATGTCGTCCTCCTCGGACGGGGTTGTGGCGGACTCTCCGCCGTAGAAGATGGTGCGGAGTTGCTCCACGGTGCCGCGGAAGGCGTTGCAGTCCACGGTGTGGCCGGCGATGGTTGCGCGGTCAGTGAACTGCCAGAGGTCCGGCTTCCGGTTGCCCAGCGGGTACGTCCAGTTGCGCGACCCGTCCCCACCGGACGCCGAGTACACCTGCGCTGCGGTGCCCGTCCCACCTGGGTAGGCGGCCTTCCACAGGTGCCCGAACTCGGCCATGTCCGGCTCCGACGGGGACACCTTCCCCTCCCAGAACGGGACATAGGTGTAGATGCCGGGGACACGGACACCGGCGGCCTCGAGTCCCCGCTTGTAGGCGCGGATGTGGTCGACGTGCAGGCCAGCGTTGGTCTCGCAGTCAAGCCACACGGGGACCTTCCGGTCCCCCATCACCTGCAGGGTGGTCTGGACCTGCGCCGCAATGGACGTCCCTTCACTGGGGTTGCGGATGTAGGCGTACGCCGCGATGAGCAGCCCCGCGTTCTTCGCATCGTCGTAGTGCGACGCGTAGCAGGTGTCCTTGAATGTGCCGTCGTTGGTGCGCAGGATGACGAAGCTCATTCCCTCCTGCTTGGCCTTGACCAGGCTCATGCCGTTCTGGAAGTAGGACACGTCCGGGCCGAAGATCGTGCTCACGGTTCCTCCTGTCGTAGTGGTCTCCCCGGGCCATGCGGCGCCGGCGAGTTTCGTCATCGGGTCGAGCCTGTCCGCCCCAGGCTGGGTCCACACGTAGCGGTGCCACTCCAGGTGCAGATGAGGCGCAACCCCGCCGTTGGTCGCGGAGTCGGGGTTGATCCGGCCGATACGCTGGCCCTCCGCCACCGCCTGCCCGACGGTGACCTCGGGGATGATGTGGCCGTAGACCGTGAGCCCACCACCATTCGACGCGGGATGATCCACGGTGATCCACTGGCCGAAGCCAGTGGCAGCACCAGCGCGGGTGACAGTGCCGTCCTTCACCGCGTAGATCGGGTGACCGCCGGAGCCTCCCCCGTTGCCGAAGTCAGTGCCCCAGTGCATGCCGGCGTACTGGCCGGTGCGCTGGCCGAACGGGCTCGTGACGTAGAAGCCCCGAGCAACTGGCATCGTGACCATGAGTGCCTCCTTTGGGTATGAGAAAACCCCGCGGCAGCTTGCTACGGGGTGAGAGCGTGACCTATCTGAGGGGACTATGCTTTCAGGACAATCCGGCGCAGTTTCCAGGCTCCAAATCGGGGAAAACGCCGTGGCGGTACATCGAATGGTTCAGGTAATGATCTCGGATCAACACCCCTTTTCGCCTGAGCTCGTAGGCGACGGCGGTACGTAAGACCAACACCGCCCCCAGGCTTGAGAACAATCTTCTCATCACCATCCCGACAATAGTCAATGCCGACTACAATCTCTTCGCCAGGAGACATGCGATCGCCTTCGAGGGTTCCTTTTCTACTTGGAGTGCTAAGAATTTCCCCCTCGCCCAGCTCCCAGTTCTTTCCCAACTCGACGGGAAAGATCCATCCGTTGTACTTCAAAATGGCTCTATCTTCAGTTACTTGAGTCAACTCAAACAGTGGGGTTCGAATTCTCTGAACCCGTCCCAGGACAAAAGCAACGACAAGTCCGGCAAGGATACCTCCGACAGCACTGGGCCAGACCGCGTTCCAGAAAGACGGTTCAGTAGACACAACATAGGTGATCACGAGATGATCCTAGCGTGCTCCCTATCGGCGGGAATCCTCCAGGTTATCGCCACGGGTTGACCCTGCTCCTCAGCCAGAGATCCGTACTCCGCTGGCAGGTCCCCCTTTTATGATGTCGTGGCCCCGGTGCGGTGCGGGGGTTACGCCTGTTCCTTGATGGTGATGCCGAAGCGTGCACCGAGGGCGCGCATCGTATCCGCTACGTCTATGCCCTTGACCAGGGAGAAGTAGCGCACTGAGGACTCACCCCAGTTCGATTCGCCTGTGTTGGTCATCAACTTCATGGATTTCAACCACGGCCCCATCGCCTCGTCGTTGTTCTGCGGTGCCATGTCAGTGCCGTAGACGGCGTTGATGTACAGCGACGTCCACCCGTTGGGGTGGAAGGTGATCGCGGTGACGGCCGGCGCGTCGATGGCGGCGCGGGGTACCGAGACGCCGGGGGAACCGGCGGACCCCACTGCGGCGTAGATCTTGTTCGCGTTCGTGTCGCGCCAGGCCCACAGGAATCCGTCGTCGGCAGTCACGCCACGGGTAAAGACCGGCTTCTGACTGGTGCCGAAAGAATCGTTCCAGGAGTTCGCGACAATGAACATTGTCATCGGTGCGGCGACCGCGCCCGCCCACGACGCGGTAGCGAGCTTCAGCGCACCGTTGTAGAAGTCGGCGTAGGGCTGGCCTGAGACGTACTCCCGCTTGATCGGCGCGTTGTTGTCCGCGCCGACCGTGGCGGGCAGGGTGATCTTCGATCCGGCGGTGGCGGGCCACGAACGGATACGTGCATCCTTCGCAACGGTGATGTCCTTGGCATCGAGGCCGTAGATCAGTTCCCCGTCGTGCTCGTTGAGCTTCAGGTAATTGCGCACCGCCCGTGCGAGCAGAGTGTTTCCGAACCAGTTCGCGTGGACCCGGTCCGACTGCAGGTAGGTGGAGTTCCAGCCGAGTTCGGTGGTGAGTATCCGGTTCGCGTCGCAGAAGTCCGTGTCTGTCCGGGACGCGGCAATCGCCCTCAGTTGGTCCCGGTACGACTCCCACGAGTACGCGGGGTTGGTGACATCCTCCCGATGGAACTGGTGCACCAGCAGGTGCCGGCAACCACTGCTGCGGTTGTTGATCTCGCCGATGGCCCGCTCGATGTACGTCCGGTACGTTGTCGGCGCGGTCCCATTCGCGTAGTCATTCGACCCGATCATGTGGATCACCAGACGCGGCCTGTACGCGGCGGTGAGGTTCTTCTGTCCGGTGCCCCAGTAATTGATGGACGTTGCACCGTTCACTCCCGCGTTGTGGAAGTGAAAACCTGCGGCGGTCGGCGCAGTACGCGACGACGTAGACCGCTGGATCGGGGTCGCGGGGACGGGGATCTGGTCGGAGACGATGTGCGCGACCATCTGATTGCTGAACCCCTCCGGCCACGCGAGACTGTAACCGTAGGTCGTGGAAGACCCGAGGAACATCACGCGGTACGGGGAGGTCTGCGCCTGCGACCACTGATAATCCACGCGGGTGCGTGCCTTGTTTTCCCACACAAGGTTCGACCCCGCGTACACCTGCTGCACTTCCGTACTGCCCGCGTACACGCCAGGGTCGGGGAGCGTACCGACATTCAGTGCCATGCCTACGCCCCCGTCACGAAGTAGATTGTGTTCGGGTCCGGGGTGCCCGGCATGGCAGCGACGACCTGGATCTTCGACGCGTCAAGCTTCGCACCGAGCGCAGCATCCAGCCCCGTGACCTGAGCAGTCGTGTGCGTGTGCGACGCTGCGGCCTTGCCGTCGAGAACAGTCTGCAGGCCCGTCACATCAGAGACGGCATGCGTGTGGACCTTGTCAGCCTTACCCGCGATCTGGGTGGTCAGCGCGGCCGCGACATCATCCTGGTCAGCGAGCTTGTCCGCGATCTCACCCAGAGTGTCCAGATTCTCCGGAGCCGTCCCCACCAGGTCAGCGATCTTCTCGGTCGCCGCTGCATCTGCCGCACCCTCAGCGGTAGTGGCGGCAGCCTCAGCACGCGTAGCGGCCGCGTCCGCGGCAGTGGCGTTACCGTCCGTAGCCGTCACAGCAGCCTCAGCACGAGACGCGGCATCAAGCACAGACTCAGCGGTTCCGACACGATCAGCGGCGATCTCAGCACGCGTAGCGTCATCCGACGCGGCCTGAGCCTTCTCCCCCGCCGTCGTCGCAGACCCAGCAGCAGCAGCCGCAGAATCAGCAGCAGAGGACTCCGCCGACGCGACCTCATCAGCCAGTGCAGTAGCCCTGGCGAACGCGGCCTCAGCCTCACGGGACATGGACCTGACCGTTGCGATCACGGCCTCCACATCATCAAGCGGAACTTCAGGGAACCCGCCCGCCGACACGATGGTGGTGATGTCCACATCACCCTCAGTCGCGTCCACGAGCATCGTAGGGATGATCACCGGCGTGGACTCATACCGCACATCGAACGAGCACTGCCACCAGATCGGCGTGCCGTCGATCATGACCGGGAGTTCCTGCCCCACCTCGCCAGGTACGTCCCCGATCTCGGAGACTGTTCCGGACAGGGATACGATCTGGCCGTCAGCGACCAGCGACTTGATCGGCTTCAGCGACACCAGCCGGTTCGGAGCGGTTGCCTTCGCCTGTGACAAGCCCTTCGGCAGCACCGGCGTCCACGTCACCGTGCCCGTGAGGTTCACCTCGTCAAGCTGGTGATCCTCGTCGCGGATCTGGTCGAGGATGAACAAGGTCAACAGCCCCGTGACCTTGTGATGGACAATAGCCATTACGCACCTCCCAAATTGATAGTGCCGTTATAGACGTACTGGGCGGCCAGAATGTTCGACCCCTGCACGTACGAGTGACGGATGTCAGCGGCGCCGACAGTCGCCATTGAATAGACACGCACCAAGTAACCCGGCTGATCCACGACCACCGTCGCGTCGATGTGTAACGGCCAGTTGCCGAGCATTCCGAGCGTCTGGATGATCTGCTGCCGGTCCACCATCTCCCCGTCCGGGTCGAATGTCTCTAGACGGATCTCCACCTCAGCGGCGAGGCCCATAGACGCGACCTGCAGACGACAGCTCACCTGCCACTGGCCGATTTCGTCGAGGACGATCCCGCCCGAATCCTCGCCGGTGAGGTGACACCCGCGCATGTCCCCGATCTGCTCCCGGAAGGGCACCCACCGGTTCGGCGTGGACGGGATCGACCCGTCCGTGGGGACGCGGACGGCGCCGTACATCGGCAGTAGTGCTTCGAGGTCCTTCTTCGAGGCGACCTGCCCACCAACCTCCGTCGAGGACGCGACGAGCTCGTCCCGGTCCATGTCCCACTGGGGACGCCCGTAGGAGAAGCGGGTGTTATCTCCGGGTGAGGTCATTGCATACGCTCCAGCTTCACCCGAAGGCTAGATCGACCGTTGCCGGCTACGCGCCACGCGGCGGCGATGCCGGCAGACTTCACCGCCACGACATGCAGGGTCAGCTCCACATTCGGCTCGACGACCCCCACACGGATACCTGTCGTCTCCGGGGTGAACGGGTCCGGGCTATAGGCGTGGAACCGCTGGTTAACCCAGCCGACAGCTTCCATGTTGCCATACGCCACACCGACCATCGCACCGTTATCCGGGTCATCAGCACGCACCTGCACATCCACCGTCTGCCCCAGGATCGAGGACACCTCCACAGACCCGTCGAAATCCAGGCGGTACCGGAACGGCTGCGCGGGAATGGTGATCGCCGTGATGATGTGGCGGGTACCGGTAAGACCGGACGACCAGTCCCCGAAGGCTGACGAGGGGACGTTGAAGATCTGCGGCCCCATATAGCCGGACTTCCACTGCATCTTCCCGGACGCCTCGTCGAAGACGAGGATCTGACCGTCCTCCGGCCCACCCGTGATATCGGGGGACGTGAAGATCGACCCGGCAGGGCCCTGGTCGCCGGGCTCACCCTTCGGCAGCTTCGGCAGGTCCACCCCGAGGCTGTACACGCCATCGGAGCCTACGACACGCGTACCGAGCGGCTGCGACAGCGTCTCCCCGTCGACCGTGACGGTGCCTCCGACGAGGATCGGCGCGGGCCCCTGGGGGCCCTCGGCGCCGAAGGCGTCGGGGCTGATCACGAAGCGGTTGCCGATCCACACCCACATGTCGTTGTTGTCGCTGTTGCGGTACGCCCAATTCCGCTGATCCGTGCCCAGAGCCTCACGCAGCGACGCGAGCTCCGCCGACGTCCGGTCACCCTGCCACAGGAACCCGTCGCCCGGGTCGCCCTTGTCGCCCTTGAACGCCGGCAGGGCCAGACGTGCGGTACCCGCGGTACCGTCCTGACCAGCCCGTACCGTCATGTAGGTCTGCTGCAGCGGCGGCAAGGAGGGGTCCTGCCGGATGCCGTAGATGTCGAGGCTGGTTTCCAGCCGGCCGATGAACTCCTCATCAAGCCCCGTTCGCGTCGTCGCCATGATCCTTCACCTTTCGTCGCAGGTCATTCCACGTCTCTTGCACGTCCTCACCCAGGGCCACCAGCCCGGTCGGACGGTGCGTCATCTTCACCACAGCCCCATCAGCCAGAGACTCCACCAGCACATCCCCAGCCTCCGGAGTCGGCATCACCTCACCCCGAGGTGTCCACCTACCGGCCTCCCACACGTCCCCGTCCTGCCACCGGATGACCGCCTCAGCGAGCATCCCGGCCACACCCGGATCCATCCGCGCAGTCGTGCCGTTCGGTAGGGACGCAGCAGTGAGAAAACCGGCCAGCGCCTTGATCTTCGGATCCAGTTCCTCGGCACGACGCTCCTCATCGATCAGCCGTTCCCGCTGGTAGCCAGCCTGTTCACCCATCCAGACACCTCCCTGATCTTTCCCAGCGCCCACACTCCAGGCGCATCCGGTTCCGGCACGCCGACAGTGATCGTCACCGGGCCACCCTCTGTGAAATCGATGCCGGAGACGACCTCCACGTCAGCCGTACCGTCCTCGTGCTCGACGGCGATAGGCCAGCCCACACGCAGATGCCGACCCACCCAGTACGGCGAGCCGTTCGTCACCGTGATCTTCCGGCTGATCTTGCCCCGGTTGTCCCACCGGTCAGACTTCGCGGCATCCGCCGCCTGAAGCGACAAAGCGGTGGTCTGCGACCCTGCGAAACTCTCACGCAGGCGCCACCGGCCGGCCTCACCTGCCAACGACCGATCCTCGATGCTGTGGTAGCTGAGGATGCGGTTCTGTGCCATCTTCTCCAGGAAGCCGATCTTCAACCCCGGGAAGCCGATCTGCGCACCCAGAGCCGCCACCGCCCCACCGACGAGATCAGCGGCGATCGTGTTCACCCAGTCCGGGGACTTCCCACCGACCGTCGATCGCGAGGACGTGGGGTAGGTGATCGTCTTCGTCGCATCCGCGATCGGAGACCACTGCCCCGCCCGGTAGACGGGAATGCCAGCGGTCAGCGGATCGCCCTCGAGAGTGTCGAGGATGCCGCCAGCGGGGTCGAGGATGGGGTACGTGATCCAGTCCCACACGTCATCTACCAACTGGATCGCCTGCCGGATAGCCCCGTCCACGAGCGTGCCCGTGAACGTCAGTTGCCGAGGGCTGGGTACCAGGTCCACGACCAGTTTCGGTTCCGTCAGCTTCACGAACTCCGGGAAAGGCTGCTCGTCGCCGGGCAGCCACAGGTCGCAGCGAATCGACATGTCCCCGGCCTTGCAGATCTCCACCGCGGCATCCCACGCCGAGTCCATGCACCATTCGGTGACGACCCAGTCGGAAGTGTCCAGCACACCGATGCGCCGGGGGTTGATGATGATCGGGTCCATAGCTTTCGCCACGAGGTTCCACGTCCCCGGATCGAACGGTGAAGTCACCGGCACCGACCACAGTTCCGACTGCAGGCGGCACAGATTCAGCGCCGCCGCAGTCTTCCACGCGGTCGCACCAGGGCCAATACCCCGGTACACGCCACTGATCTGCAGTTCGGGTGGCATCAGAGGGTCCGGCCACAGGGAGAAGTCGAGCATCCGCGACAGAGACACGCACGTCACATTCCACGCGTGACCGTCACCATCCGGCACCCGGTCAACGCTCGTGAGCAGGTAAGCGACCCGGTACCCACCCGGCATGTCACACGACATGACCCGGGCAGCATAGGTGTCCACCGTCTCGAAGTACTCATCGAACGTCTGGTCACCCGGCAGGGTCACCGACGCGGTGCCGTGCTCGAGATCCTTCTCTGACCACTTCAGGTCACGGCGCCCGGACCCCGGTGCCCACAGTGACAGCTTCCCCTGCCCGACCCAGAAGCGGACGAACGGTGTCGGGGAGAGCTCAGCGTCACGCTGATCCTGTTCCGCGGTGAGGAGGTCGAACATGCTGTCCTGCATCGAGGACATCTACATCAGCCCCTCTCGATACGCCCGAGCCTGCCCGAGAACCTGAGTCGCCGCGCCAGCGCCCGTACACCGAATCCCGATGTGTGACACCGCCCCCGCCGGAATCGGCTGGGCGAGATAGCCGACGACATCCGGCCACCGGTTCCGACTGGTGCCGTCAGCCGCCACCGACCGGAGCACACCCCGGGCCGGATCCGACTGCAGCAGACACCGCTCTCCCACCTCCAGGGTGGGCAGGGTGATCGTGGAACCTTCCATGCTCAGTTCGACAGATCCGGGACCGGACACGACGAACGTCGGCCACGACGGCCATTCCTCGCTCGCAGCGAGGGTGATGTACCCATGCCCTGATAGGCCAGTGTTTCGCCACAGTGACGAATACGCCGGCTCCTCCGCCCGCGGATCCTCAGCGATCAGGACCAAGTCCAGATCAATGCGACGACCCGGCAACGGCGACTCCGACAGTGCCGGCTTCATCGACCGGAGACGGCACCGAAGCCACCTCCACCCCGTCACCGGAGTCCACAGCGCAAGCCACCCCGCCTTGTCGCGGGAGAACATCGACTTCACCCACTCACGACGCGCCTGCACCTCCCCCGCCGACCGGCCGAAGACAGCCAGCGGCAGATCGATCTCACCGTGAGAGAAGGTCCACTTCGTGATCTCCTCCCCCACCTGGTGCGTGGCCTGCACGAAATCGGCGGACGGCTCCAGACCGCCGATACCATCGACGCCCTGGGACAGCCCCACCTCCTCGATCATCTGATCCGGCCCGCCGGCGAGATGGATCTGACGACCATCCGCCGCGATCCACACCACGACGGCGTCATGCTCGAGTCCCTCCACAGGGGTCTCCTTTCACTCAGACGAATGCGGCGAGGACGCGGCGGGCTTCGCGCATCATTTCCCGTGACGCGGCATTGGGGTCGGTCGTGTGCACGTTCTCCATCACGAGGTTTACGACCATGCCGTTGTCGAGAGCCTGCTTGCCGGCAGTGGTGCCGGAGGTGCCGCCATTGTTGGCTGGCATGTCCTCAGCATCGACGGTCGAAGCCACCGAAGCGGCGCCAGTCACCTCAGCAGGACGTGCCAGGGACAGATCAGCAGCAGCCTGTTCGATATGCGCCGCTGCTTCCTCAAGCACCGCCGTAGCGTTGACGAAGTCCTCCATCGCCGTGTCCGTGAAGACGTGCTCCGGGGAACCGGACAGGTTCACCGCCAGGGCACCATCGGGGAGGATGCCGCCCTGGTCGTACAGTCCAGCCTCCGCGACGAGCTCGTCGGCGCGGGTCATCTTCGTGGCGTACCGGTCCGGGTAGGCGGACCGCTGAGTACCCTGCGCGACATCGCCAGGTGCCATGGACTGCCAGTTCGGGAAGTCCGCCAGCATCTTGTCGAAGAACATGTTGGCGGACTCGTACGGGTCCATGCGCTGCGCGACGGTGCCCCACCCGTTGCCCTCGGTCTGCTGGAATAGACCGACCGAGGTGCCATCGGACCCGATCGCATCATGCGGGTAGTTCAGTGACTCCGGGACACTGTTGTTCGCGAACATCTGCAGCGGATCACCGGACTCCACCAGCGCCGTAGCGACACCGATACGAGCACCAGATGCCGACAGTCCATGATCCTGAGCAGACTGCACGATCCCCGCGACATACGCGGACGGACCAGTCTTAGCGACATGACGGTCCGGGTCCACATCATCGAGATCCTGGTACAGCGGCGACGACGGCTCCACAGTCGGAGCAGCAGTAGCCTCGGACAGGGCATCCGCAGACACCGTGTCCTCGACAACCTCCGTCTTCTCCTCACCCCACGAAATGCCCAGCTGGGACGGGTCCGTCATCCACGTGCCCTTCAGACCGAAGAAGTCCAGGGCACCATCACCGAGACCCTTAGCGATCTCACCGGCAACATCCGGGTGCGACTCACCGAACGCCGCGGCAGTGTCCCGCAGGACAGCCTCAGCATCCACACCGGCCGTGCCAGCGAGTAGAGCAGGCAGAAGCTCGAGGAGATCCTCGAACGTCTCCGTCTGCCCCGGCGACAGGATCCGCTCCGGCTTCCCGGACTGGTTCACAGCCACACCACCGGACTCGAGCATGCCGCCCGTGTCGAACAGTTTCCCGCCGGTCGCGTTCCATAGACCGGAGGCCGCGTCCTTCACCCCGTCGGTGATGACGCTGCCGAGATCCTTCGCCTTGTTGTACGCGCCACCGAGGAGGTTCCCCAGATCCTCGATACGATCGAAGAGCCAGTCGATCATCTTGTCCTTGGACGAGTGCATCGCATCCGGAGGAATACTGAACCACTCCGGCGGCGGGGTACCCACTGCAGACGCGAACATCCCGTCAATCGGAGACAGGAGCTCATCGAAGATGTCCTTGATCTTGTCTCGGAGGAAACCCTTCTTCTTCTCCGGTGACACGGATCCAGCGGACTCGAAAGCACCGTCAGCGCCGATGGCGAGGTGGTAGTTTCCGGAAGTCCACTGACCATCATCAGCGCCCGCAGCGGGGCCACCGTAGGCCACGTTTCCGTGCCCGCCACCGGACTCGACGTTGACTGAGCCGAACTTACCGGCAGATGACAGGGTTCCTGCCGTGTGTCCCATCGCGCCACCTGACTGCGGGCCACCGGTCATGCCGATGGAGAATCCCTGAGACAGGCCTCCCTCCCACGCCTGACCACCAGCAGACACAGTACTTGCCTGAGTTGCCGGGAATGCAGGAGTTGCCCAGTGACCAGCGTTCGGCTCCTGGCCGAGGATCACCGAAGCGATAGCAGACATGAAGCCAGAACAGTCGCCACCAGACGGCCACTGAGAACCAGTCAGATACGGCTTCCCGTTCTGCGCCGCAGCCCACTCATGACCACGCTCAAGCTGCGACTCCCACTCGGGGCGAATCTCGCCACCATCCTTGAACGCTGGGATCAGCGGCCCATTGTCCGCAATGCCCTGAGATGACCTCTTGAGCTGCCGACCGTCCCAGGTGAACGGCTCGCCGGACTGCACGAGGTTACGCAGGGCGTACACGCCGCCCTGCCCGCCGAGCGCCTCAACATCAGCGGCGGTGAGCACGTGCTCACCATTCGACAGCCATGACAGGATGTCATCCGACGTTCCCGTACCCGGGCCGCGGATAGCGCCACCGGTCGCGTTCTCCTGGATCTCAGCAAGCGGAGCCGCAGGGTTCAGACCGGGGATGAAATCCGCGATCGTGTTCCATGCCTTCAAGATGCCGCCGTTGTAGACCGTGCCGATCATGAAGTTGATCGGCTTGGCGAGGATGGACTTCAGCCCGTTCCACACGGACTTGATGCCGTCCACGACGGAGCCGAAGAAGTCTCCGACCTTCCCGAGGGCAGTCTTCACCGCCTCGAACGCGGGCTCCACGACGTTGTGGACGACGAAGTCGATGACGGAACCGAACGTGTCCCACACTGGGCGGATAACGTTGTTCCAGATGTTGGAGATGCCCTGCGACAGCAGCTCCCAGCCCGACTTGATGAAGCCGAACACCGGGGACAGGACGTTGTTCCACATCCACTGAGCTGCGGCCTGCAACGCGTCCCACGCCGGCTTCGTGACGTTCTCCCAGTACCACTTGATCCCATCGGTGAGCAGTTGCCACCCGGCGGAGATCCAGCCGAACACCGGGGAGAGCACGTTGTTCCACAGCCACTGGATAGCGATGGACATGGCATCCCACGCCGGCTTGATGATGTCGTTCCACGCAGCACTGATTCCCCAGGAAAGGAGATTCCAGGCGATCAGCAGCGGTGCGAGGATGACCGTACCGATAACGCCGAGCGTGGTGGACACAACCGTCCACAAGACATCGAACACCGGCTTCAGCACGTTGTTCCACGCGTCCTGGATGCCCTGCCACGCAGAAGTGATGACGTCACCGAGCCACTCGAAGACCGGTGCAAAGACACCCTTGATCCAGTCCCACGCTGCAGAGAGACCATCCATGAATGACTGCCATATCTTCTTCCCCGTCTCTGTCTTCGTGAAGAAGATGACCAGACCAGCGACAAGTGCCGCGATTGCGGAAACGATCAGAATGATGACGTTCGTCTTAAGTGCGTTGTTAAATAGAAGCGTCTGTCCCGTGGCGATCGCAGTCACCGTACGGTAGAGCGCCATAGCGCCGTTCCATGCCTTGATCGCGCCGACTCCGAGGAGAATGGATCCGGCCAGCGTCCCCAGCCCGCCGGCCAGAGGGCCGAGCCAGGTGCCGTTGTTCTTAGCCCATTCCGTGATCGGCTGCACTGCGTCCCACAGTTTCATGAAGCCCTCACCAGCAAGCTCCTGAGCCGTGCCCTTCAGGGCGTTCATCCGCCCCTCAAGAGAGTTCGACATCTGGTCCGCAAGCTCCTGGGACGAGCCCTGGAAGTCACCCAGGCTGTCCGACCCGGACGCGAGCGCATCCATGAACGCCGGAACCTGGTCAACGCCCAGATCCTCCATCTGTGTGCCGAACAGACTGATCGCCAGATTCGACCGCTCCGTAGGATCCTCAACGTCGAGAAGTGCCTGCGCGGTCTGCTTCAGCGCTTCCTGAGCACCAGGACCACCCTGCACGATCTTGTCCGCCATCTCCTCAGCCGACAGGCCGAGAGTCTCGAAAGCGGTGGTGGACGACTCCGACATGTCGGTGCCGCGGATCGTGAACTCCTTCAGCGCGTCACCGGTCTTGTCCAGCGCGAACTTGCCCTTCTCCGCCTGCGCGGCGAGAAGACCGAACGCCTGCTCACCGGAGAACCCGAGGTTCTTGAAGTTCTGGCCGTACTCGTTCAGGATCTCCGGCATCTCGTCACGCATCGCGGCCGGCACCCGCTGGAACGATGCGGTCATCAGGTCCGCCGCGTCCTCCACATCGGTCGCCAGGCCGTTCTGGATCAGCTGGCCGGCGGTCTGGGTGGCCTCAGCCATGTCCACACCGAAGGTCTTCGTGAAGGCGAGGAAGTTGTCCGACAGGTCGCCGGCGGTCTGCTCCCCCTCGAAGCCGAGGTACTTGAACTGGGACTGCAGGGAACCGATCGCCTCGGTCGCTTCATCGACCCCGCCAGCAACCCCGCCACGCATCGCGACGGACACCTGGTCCGCAGCATCCTGCGCCGCGGCACCGGTCAGGCCGAGCTGATTGTTCATCATGTCGATGGAGGTCTGCATGTCGAAGCCCTCAGCAATGACCGCGCCGATCGAGCCGACACCAGCGGCCGCCCCGGCGAGCCCGCCGAGCTTGCCCACAAGGTCGTCCAGCGACCCGCCAGCGTCACCGGCGGACTGCTCCACGTCCTTCATCGACGCGGCAACCTCGAGGCCGGACCCCTTGGCCTGCGCCTGCGCGGAGTCCAGTCGCTTCTGCGCCTGGGTTAGATTCTCCGTCGCCTTCTCCGCGGCACTGTCCGCACGCTCCTGGTCACGGCGCGCTTTCTCAAGGCGCTGCGTAGCCGACGCGATCTCGGACGCCTTAGCGTTCGACTTGTCCAGCACCTCCGAGAGCTTCAGCTCAGCGAGCTTCGTCTTATCCGCGGCATCAGACGCACGGTCACGGGCACGGACCTGCTGATCCGAGGCCTTCTCCACCGCGGCGGCCGCCGTCTTCGCGGACTTCGACACGCCCTGCTCGATGCCTGTACCGGCGTCCTTACCAGCCTTCTTCGCTGGGCCGACGAGCTGCTTGTTCAGCTCCTTCGTCGCCCCCGACATGGAGATAGTGACGGGGATGATGCCCCAGCCGGACGCCTCAGACATGGATCACTCCTCAGTGTTCTTGATGGACAGGCCCATGAGGTACGCCACGGCGTCCTCCTGGTCCTCTGCTTCGACGTGGCCGGTGCGCTTGACCTTGTCGTCTTCCCACGGGACCCGCGGGTGGTCGACCTTCTTCGCCTGCTTCTGCACGCCTTGGGCGGCGAGCATCGCTTCAACACGTCGGAGCCAGAAGATCGTGTTCCACTGCAGGTTGTGGGTGGTGGTCCACGTGTGCCCGTCGTTGAGTTCCCGGTGGAGGGCGGACCCTTCCGGCAACCCGTTGATGAGGGCGGTGAGGCGGCGGGTGGTGATGTCGCCGCGCCAGTAGTCGGCTACGGGGTCGCCGCCGTAGTGGGCGGTTAGCGCCGCTTCGCAGGCTTCCGGGTGTTCCGCGAGGACACGCGGGTAGGGTTCCGCTGGACCTTCTCAGCGTGCTTCTTGATCGCTTCCTGGAGGATGTCGAGGGGGTCGATGTCTCCGAAGGTGGCGATGTGGGTGGTGAAGTCCTCGGCCTCATTCGGGAGGAACAGGGCGATCATCTCTTCGCGCAGGGTGTCAGCGCTGATGAGGTTGGCGCGAGCGTCGTCCTGCAGCTCGGAGAGCTGGTTCTTCCAGTCGAGGGGTGCGAGTTCCTGCGCGATGGCGTGGAACTCCTTGCCGCCGACGGTGAAGGGAAACAGGGTGCCGTTGTCGATCTTGAGGGCTTCGGCACGCTGCTCGAGCATGGAAGTGAGGTCGATGTCGTTGGACATGGCAGGTCCTTTCATAGGAAGTGCCCCCGGTCACCGGTTGGTGCGGGGGGGGGCGTGAAGAATGGGGTGGCAGGTCGGTGTGGTCTTGAAGTGGGCCTGGGGCGACCTGCCAGGATTCCCCAGGCCCGTGGTGCTACTTCGCTTCGAGAGCGGTGACGCGGTTGGTGAGCGTGGTGATCAGTGCGGCCTGCGCCGCAAGCAGGTCATCCACGTACTTCTTCGTGGTGAGGTGATTATCTACGCTCGGGGTGCCGGCAACGATTGCGCCACCGGCAGATCGGACGGCGATAGTGTTGGAGGTTACGGCGGTAGCGGAGAACGGGATTGACGCCTGAACTCCGCTGCCGTTGTTGGTCCACACGAGGTTGTTGCCGGTGACCTTGTCGGCCTTAGCAGCGACGGTTTCCCGAACGTCAGCGACGCCCTGGGTGGCGGCAGATGCGGCCTCATTCGCGGCGGTTGCGGTAGCAGCCCCTGCCTCACCGACGGCCACAGCAGCTTCGAGTTCGATCATCCGGGCGGCGGTGTACTCGTCGCCCTTCTTCCAGTCAGTTTTCGGGGTGAAAGCCACGGTTGGCTCCTCCTCTTCCGATTCGGTTGTCCATCCCCGGGCGGCAAGCTCGGAGACGATGAAAGGCGCGAGCACACCCTCGCGGGTGGCTGTGTTGTAGTGGATGTTGTCGGCTGTCAGCGACGGTGGCACGGAACCGCCGGCGAGTGCGGTCTGATCTGCCTCCGTCGGAGTAATGCCGAGGATTTCGAGACCGTGATCCCGGACGTGCCCCCAGATGTCGATTGCGTTGTCTGGGAACGCAGCGGCGAGAGCGTCACGCTGTGCGACAGCGGTCGCATGCGGTGCCGTGCCCTCCACCTCACTGGCGTAGGTGGTTCGGCCGGCGACGAGGAACTTCGGTTCATCCACGACGGTATGAAGCCGGTCCACCATCGCCTGGACGGCGGAGACGACACCGGTGACGCGGGTTGCCCCTGCGAACGCCGAGTCATTGCCGCCCACCCAAATCAGGTGAAGAGAATCCCCCCAGTCCGGATGGTCGGCCACATCCTGTGACACCATTGCCGTGTCAGACGGCACTGCCACCTCTTCGGCGGGGGCACTGTCGGGCACGAAACGCATGGTGAACACACCGGTCGCACGATTCGCGGAAGGCATTCCTTCCGGAAGATCGGCGTTGATGACAGTCGCCACACCACGCACACCGGCAAGGATCACCGGAGTGGCAGACGATGACGACCTGATGTTGCACGGTGTGACCGATGCCTGTACCGGCACCAAGACACCCTCAGCGGAAGCCGGGATCACACAAGCTGCGGTAGTCGTCAGGAAAATGCCGCCCTGACGGATCGCCACCGAACCAGCCTCCTGGCCCGACACACCTCGCCCGATAGCCTCGGTCAGTGTGTCAGACAGGGCGACCATGCGCGGCCCCCACGAGAAACCAGCGGTCTGCGAATCCCCGTAGCAGATGATCCTGTCAAGCCTGGATGAAGTCACTTACCCTCCTAGTTCAGGACGAGTGGCAGAGGACCACCCACCCGCCCGACTAGGGGTTTTCCGGGTCAGTGCCGCCGGCGTTGACATCCTTGGACCAGTCGCCCAGGGACTTCGCAGAACCACCGACGAGAGTGGAGCCCGCGGTGCCCGGCTTCCAGCCCTCCTTGAACTCACGACGGATCGCGAAACCACTGGTCGCGTCGAAGTTCGCCTTGAACGTCAGCTCGTAGCCCACCAGGTCGGTGTTCGTGTGCGTGATGTCGCCACGCTCGGTGACAGACGCCGCCGGCATGAGGTACCGGCGGGCCTTCTTGCCGTCCAGGACGGTGACGGTCAGGCAGAACCGGAAGTCCTCCGGAAGCTTCGACCCCGTCTCGAACGAGGTGACACCGGACGCCTCGTCGTAGGTCATGTCCTCCTCAGCGACGCCGTAGTACAGAGCGTTCGCCAGGCCACCGACCGACCACAGGGTCGCCGTGAAGGTCGCCTCCTCAGAGGTGATCTGACCACGCTGCGGAGAAGTAGCCTGCCACGGCTTCCAGTCGGAGCGCTCCTGGTTCAGGGACTCAGCGATGCCGGAATCCGACAGCCAGCCGAAGTCCACCATCGGGGCGGCCGGGTCAGCCATCTTCTCCGGCAGAGCGGTACCGTACGGGCCGTAGTGCAGGGCACCGGTGACGCCCAGGGTGATCAGCGCCGTCTCGTAGTTCGGGGCGGTCAGATCAAGTTCAAGATCAGCCATGATTCCTCCTTCAGGAATGCAGAAACCCCGACGCGATGATCACGACGGGGCAAAGAATTGTGTTGTTGGTCACTGTCGTGGAGTAGACACCACGACAGTGACCGAAGCGACCCACCCACCGAGGGTGGAATCACGGGCCAGAGCGAGACCGCCAGCCGGCGTCACGAGGACACCCGGCGGGCGACGAGGATCAATCAGCCACTCGTCAGCCTCAGCGGCAAGAACCCGGACCACCGGCTCCGACTCGCCGTACGCGACGACGCGGACAACCTCGCGATCCCACGCCGGATGACGCGCATCAGACCCATCCGACACGACAGTCACCACCGGGCCATCCCGAGGCGTCCACCCAGACGGAAGCTCCGACCGCACTGGGCACGACAGCACCTCACGCAGACCCTGCCGGATCACCCGCGGCGCATCCTGCTGCTGCAGCATGGTCACCCCTTCCCGTAGCGGTGAACCGTCGCGCCCTTCGACCGGGCGGCCTTCGACAGCAGCCCGTCGCGCACCTCCACGGCTTTCCCGTTCGGGTGCTTCAGCGCGACGAGGACCACCGGCCGGCCATTGCGGTCGTACTTCAGCCGGGAATCAGCCTCGTACCCACCGCCGACCGCCGCGGCGATCTCGTCCCCCTTCTTCTCGAGCTGCGGCCCGAGCTCCTTCATCGCCCGCTTGAAAAACGCAGGCTTCAGACCGAACTGCGGTCCCTTAGCCATCAGCCCTCACCCCTCTCACAGACGAATACGGTGGACGGACGGTGACTCGCCAGCCACGGGCGACGGTACGACGCGTAGTCATGCGGCGGCTCCACGACACGGAACACCCTGCCACGGATCACCACCTCCGACTCCGCAGACACCGCCGTGCCAGACGGGGCGAACACCCGCAACTGCTCCGCAGTGCCCTCCCGGTCCACACCCACATCCTGATCGAGGACGAGGGGCTGAACCCGGCACGTCACCGTTACCGAACCCGTGCCCGGGATCAGATCACCGTCATCATCGACCTGCGGCCGCTGACGGATCTCCACCGGCTCGAATGCCTCATTCATCGAAGCCTCCGCTCCGGCCACCGCCACGGCGACGGGAAACACCCGGACGCCAGCGCAGTGACCGGCAGGCCGAGCTCCTCACGATGCGCCGCGGTGAGGATCAGCCGGCCGAAACCGGTGACCTTCAGCGTGTCCGAGGAGTACGCCTCCGAATCAGACTCAGCGCCGGTCGTAGACGACACGGACGATTTGCCGACAGACGGGCCGATCAGCACCGCCGCGGCGACCATGTCCCGGATCACCCGCTTGGCAGCATGATCCAGCCACGGTGACGCCGCAGCCTCCGCGTCGAAATCACGGCCCACACGGGCGAACGCGTCCCGCACGATCTCCTCAGCATCTGCGAGGAGAACCGTAACGCGGCCCGCGTCATCCGGAGACAGCGCCACCGGCAGGCGTGACGCCAGGTCATCAAGCGTGACGAGCATGGCAGCCTCCTATCGGGTTGCGGCGATTATCTCCTGCTTCGACATGCCCTTAACGTCCACGCCCTGCGCCTCGGCGTACGTACGCCACGCGTCAACGGACGCCGCACGCTTCGGCTTCACTGGGCCGGACTCCACCGGCTCCTCATCCACGACGGGATCCGGGGTGGCATCCACCTTCTGGGGAGCGACAGGCTCAGCCTCAGCAGGGCGATCAGTGACGAGCGACCCGCACGCCTTCAACCGGGCGGCAGTGTCCTCGTCCACCTCGACCGTGTCCCCCGGGAAGAAGAGCACATCGCCAGGGCGGTACATCGTGGACAGTGTCACCCGAGGCATCAGAGACCCTTGATACGGACCACGGACTTCGGATTGTCCACAGCGATTGCGCGCTTACGGACCAGATCGGAACGCCACGACATGGTCGGGCCACCGATCTGAGAGTCACCACCCTCGGAGTACAGGGGGGTGGCGGTCAGCGGCATGGTGTCCGACTTGAAGCCAGCGGCCTGAGACTCGAACACGTACGCCTGATCCAGCGGCATCAGGCGGCTGGTTGCGACGTTGATGGTGCCGAACAGCTGGACATTGGTCATGCCCTTGTACAGCGGGTTGTCGTGAGCGACATTCCCGATGTACAGCTTCTGGATCTGCTCGTTACGCAGCAGCTTGGTGAGCGCCTGCGGGTGGACGAGAAGAGTGTTCGGATCGTAGTCGAACAGGCGGGTATCGTCGCCGTCCTCGTGGGCACCCTGGACAGCCTCGATGGCGTCGAAGAGATCCTTCACCGGGTCGCCGGTGGTCCACGGGGCGGAAGCGGTCAGTTCCGGGACATCGGCAGCGGTGAAAGCGCCGAAGACAGCGTTGATGCCGTGGCGGACCACGGTGCGCTCGAGAGCGTCGATGGCGCGGGTGACCGCGTCGATCTTGTTCTCGTTGCGCTGCTCGTAGGAGACGCGGATCGCCTCACCGGTCTTGATGCCGAACGCTGCCTTCAGGTTGCCGAGCTCCGGGGCGGAGACGGGGATCTCGCCGTACTCAGCGATCTCCTCGGCATCGTCACCGAGGTAGTTGCCGGCGGCTTCGCGGAAAGCGACGACACCCTTGTTGTCCTCAGCCTGGCGGAAGAAGAGATCCTCGACGAAGGCGTTGTCGAGATCCTCGATGATCCGGGTGGGGATGTAGGTGGGATCACTCATGAGCTCGTCAACGGTGATCTGCGGTCCGTCGTACGCGGACGTGATGAGTTCGGCCATGACCGACTCCTTTCTGTATGCAGGCCACACGGCCTGGCACGGGTATGAGAAAACCCCCATCACCCGTGTCAGGTGTGGGGGTTATCAGAGGGGGCTGCTACCCCAAGGTGAGGGGCAGTGGCCCCCCTAGCCGTTTCCCTCCGCGCCCGCAGCAGCAGCAGAGGCGACGGCGGGAGCGAGCAGCACCTTCACGGTGGTGCCCTCACCCGGTCGGACAGCGATACCGGCGACGACGGTGCCGGTAGCGGCGACCTTGCCGTCAGCAGCGGCGTACACGGTCGCACCCTGCTTGATCGCCGTGGCGTCCCCGTTCACCTCCACCGGGACAGTCGCCGGGTAGATGTGCACAGCCTCAGTGTTCGGCTTGCCGATGTGCAGCACACCGTCAGCGGTGGTGCGGCCCGGATCGGCGGACGCACCAGAGGTGACAGCGCCGAAGACGGGGCCAGCAGCGGTAGCGTGCTTCACGCCATCCTCACCGAGGCTGACGAGACGGAACTTGCTGAGATCCTCAGCGGCCTTGAAAGAGATCGGGCCAGAGCGGAAAGTCGGGTTGCTCATGTGAGCCTCCTATCAGTAGAGGGTGCTACGCCGACCGAAGACAGCCGCAGCACGCTTGTCGAGGTCGGCACGAGCGCCGGCCTTCGTGGTCTCGGAATCCTGGCCGTGGCCGATCTCCCGAACCGGGATGGTGTTCTTCGGGATGTTGCCGTAGAGGTCACGAGCGGCCTGCTCGTTCTTCTCCATGGCAGCGATGACCTTCGCCCGGTGAGCGGCGTTGATACGCCCCTCACGGATCCAGCCGTCCACCTGATCGGCACGGGCCTGTTTGTCGGCGGTGGCCTTAGCCTCCCAACCGAGCTTCGCAGCGGCCTGCAGATCCCGGTAGGTGTCCATGTCGAGGGTGACCTGCTCCGGTGCGACCGGTGCAGGCTCCTCGGCAGGGGCATCCTCCTCATCGTCACCGGAAGCGGACTTCACAGTGATGGTGACAGGAAGCTCCACCGGCTCATCATTGCCAGTGACGGTGACAGTCACGGTGACCTCCTCGTCCGGCTCCGCACCAGCCGGGGCGGTGACAGTGAGGACACCGGTGGTCTCCTCCACCTCAGCCGACCATCCCTCAGGCGCTTCACCCACGGCGAAGACCAGGCCCGGCGGGGTCGGCTCACCACCACCCGGCTCGACGGTCACCGAACCGGTCGGGACCACGGTGGTGCCCTCCGGGTAGGTGATGTCGATGGTGGAGGTCAGAGTGACTTCCTCGTTCAGGAAGCGGCCGAGAGCCGCCTTCATCTTGTTCTCGTCCTGCCCCATCTCACGGGCCAGGTCAGCGAGTGCACTCACGTGCGACTCCTTTCGCTCATGCCCCGGAGGGCTGGTTGTGTCGGGTGCCGGGGCAGCCCGGCGACCCTGGTAGCGGAACTTCGCGGCGACCCTCGTACGCGACAGCGCCGACACTGGCACGCGGTCAGGCTCGGCCGGCCGGCCGTCCTCCACCGCATCAGCGAGGCCGGCGTCTACCGCCTCCTGTGCTGAGAACCACGTCTCGGCCTTCATACGGTCCCGCCACTCGGTGGCATCGCCACCGGCTCGGTCGGCGTAGATCGACGCGAGGTTGTCGGAGATGCGTTCCAGGTCCGTGATCGCCGCGAGCATCTCCGTGGCGTTCCCGCCGACGAAGCTCATGGCGTCGTGGATCATGATCTCCGCGGTCGGCCGGAGGACGACACGATCAGCGCCGCCCACGACGATGAACGACGCGGCCGAAGCGGCCAGTCCCTCCACCACCGCGGTGACGGTGCCGTCGTACGACCTCAGCGCGTTCATGATCGCGAGACCGTCGTACACATCCCCACCGGGTGAGGACACGCGGACCGTGAGGTCACCGTCCGCGTCCTGCACCTGACGGACAACGTCAGACGCCGTGCACTCCCAGCCGATCTCGCCGTACAGCAGGACCTCATTCACGGGGAACCACCTCCTCCCCCGGCGGTTCGCCGGGATCATCCTCAAGCAACTTGTCCAGACCAGTGACCTTCGCCGCGTCCTCCGGCGACATGCCCGACTCGATCAGCGCCTTCTGCGCCGCAGCGAGCTTCGACAGCTGCTCAGGATCTGCCGTCTTCGCCTGCTCGTCCTTCGGCAGAGCATCACCCGCCGCCACCGCGTCCTTGAATGGACGCTTCGCCGGCAGAGACGACACGCGACGCACATGCTCCTCGAGCGGCTTGTCCATCTGGATGACCTTCTTGTCCACCAGCGTCGCCAGGACATCCATCGCCAGCTCCTTCTTCGAGGCGATGGGGTCCACGACGATGCGGGGGCACACCCCGGACCAGTCGGGGAACGCGAGGTCCACAAGATCTTCCACGATGTGCTGTGTGGCGGTGTCCGCGATCCAGTCAGCGATCGTCTGCAACGACTGGATGAACAGGTCCGACTGGGTCTCAGCGAGGGCGTAGGATCCGCCACCGCCGTCGAGGTTCAGGAAGTGTGCGAGCACCGCCTTCGCCATCATCGAGTCGTGATAGTTGATGGACTCTCGAGGACTGACCAACTGGCCAGACACCCCGAGGATCTTCAGCGACGCCCCGGCCGGAGTCGCCGCACCCGACGCTGTACCAGCGCGAAGCTCCGAGGCGATCTTCTGCCCGTGCTTAAGATCACCAGCTGGATCATTCGTCAGCGCGGATCCCTCATAGACCGGCACACCCATGCCGTTGCGCTCCAGCACCTGAGACTCAAGGCGAAGCTGATCGTCACGCATCCTCCAGTGCTTGTACGCCGGGCGCAGCACCGACGTGCCGGTCCACGACGTGTCCGTCGGGGCATGGACGTAAGCCACGAGGTGCGACACCGGGATCGTCGCGGACTCAGCCCGCGCATCCCCCACCGACACACCCTGCTGCTCGACAGACTCCAGACCACCGTCCGCCGCGACGTTGATCTTCGTCAGCGTTCCAGGGAACCTGGGCGCAAGCTTCCGCAGATGATTCCGCCCGTCCGGACCGACGGTGTAGACCTGCTCGAAGAACATGCACCCGAACTGCAGCGACAGCAGAGCCTGCTGCAGGTGCTCACTCCACGACACACGACCCCGCCGGCGGCCCACCGGCTTCTGAGCATCATCGCCCAGCACTGGCAGACGAAGGTCATCAGCGACCAGGGCCACGATCTCATCCGGCGCACCATTCGGATCTAGCCGCCAGTCAGCACGCTGAATGGGCAAACCGATCGCCTTCAGGATCGATGTGACCTGAGCATCCTCACGCCCCATCTTCGCGAACACACCCGTCGACGCCGGGAACCGTAGATCCCAGTTGTCCTCCGCCGTCCGCCCAGACGGGGACGACAAAGCGTGACCGAACTCCGGCGACCAACCGGCCACCAGATCAGAAGGCGAGCGACTGAGCCGCTGCTGCGGCCGGCGCGGCCGGAACGGATTCCACATGCCCAACGAACCTCCTCACCATCTTCACGTCACCCGGCTCCTCCGGGATCTCGAACTCGATCAGCCCCCACACAGCGAACGCCGCCGCGACAAGCACCGACACGACCGGCCGCACTTCCTTGAACGCCCGGCCCTTCTCCGTCCCAGGACGGAACTGTGCGCCCTCCACGGCTTCCACCCACCGCGGATCCGCATCATGCGTCACCGACCGCTCCGCAATCAGCGTGAGGAGCAGCTCGGTCGCCGCAACGACCTTCGGCCAGTTCAAGCACTCCGGCTCCACCCCGGTCTTCTCCAGCGGGTCCAGCACCGTCGAAGACGGGCCCTTCGGATCCACGACCACAGCGAGCGGATCAACGGCGTCCACGGTGGCCTTCACCGCGGCGACGACCGCCGACCGGTCGAACTCAGACACGGGCCCCAGCGAGAGGTGCACCCCGGTTGCGGTGCGAACCGCGAGGACCAAGGCGACACCGGCGGCCTCAGGGGCGACAGCTATGCCCAGGCACGTGCTCCCCGCTATCGGCACCGACGCCGTAGCCGCCTGCCACCGGTCCGGGTCGAACACGTACTCCTGCGCTTCCTCACCGACGGTGACGAACCACTCGCCCCAGCCGAGAACCTCCACAGCGAAACCCATGTCCGTCAGCTTCGAGCGCAGCGACTGAACCTTCTTCTCCGTCGCCACGACCCCGTAGGACGGGTTCGCCAGCTTCCACGTCTCCGGGTCAGCAGGGTCAGCCCCATCCGGCGCCCGGAACTCGGAGTAGAGCATGCCCTCAGCCTCACCGGCCAGAGCACGGTCACGGACCCGTGACAACTCCACACCCTTCGGATGCCGAGACTGATTCACCGCCGAGGACGTGTAGTACGTCTGCGGATCCGGCGCCGCCAACTGGATCGGCGTGATACTGTCCAGCTCGCCGGCCTCCAGGTTGTACGCCTCATCGAGGAGCAGGAGGTCGATCTGGTCGAAGCCACGGCCCGCGTCGTTTGACCGGGTTGTGAACTGCACTTTTCCGCCGTCACTGGTCTCCATCTCCGCCTCACCAGCAGACGCCGTATTCCGCACCAGTCGACGCTCAGCCCACTTCCTCGACTTGATGCGCTTCCACAGCCGGTTGCGGATCGACTTCGCCGTCCGCCACTGCTGCGCGGTGAAGATGATCTGCTGATGCAGGATGAACAAGCGGTAGAGGATGATCACCTCAAGGATCAACGACTTGCCGTTCTGCCGCGGACAGATCAGGACGACGTCCTGGTGAACCCAGCGGCCGTCACTGTCGGTGGAGAGAGACAGGCGCACCTGCTCCTCCTGCCACGGCATCAACCGCACGCCGAACCTCCGGGCCAACTCAATCGCCTTATCCCCATGCTCCCCACCACTGCCGGCCGAGATCAGAACCTCCGGGTCCTGACGACCCTCCAGCGACGGCCAATCCTCACAGGCCGGCAAGTCCGTCCTCTTCGTCAGCACCTCCACCATTGCCCTGCCTCCTCTGAATCTCAGTCAGCAGTTGCCGAAACACCGTCGAGAGCTGACGAACCTCACTGACCGCAGTGTCGAGCTTCAACACGAGCTCACCCTCTCCGGTGAACACCCGCGTCCACGTGTCCTCATCGCCCCGAACAATCCTGTGAAGCCGATCCAGGCGATCCTTCGCCCGACATGCCTCCACGATCAGAGCGCGAGTCGAACCATCGTCAGTCGGCGCCGACAGCGAAGCGAAGAGTCTCTGACCCCCGTCGTCGTAATCATCACCGTTTTCCCACGTCATGAGACCTCCTGAGCGTGATTCGGACCCGTAACTTTGAGGACCCTGAAGAAAATCCTGACTGGGTGAGCGGCGGGGCCGAGTCAGGGAGGGGACGGCCCAAATATTCTGAGGATTCTTAGTTCCGTTTTCGCGTTGCAGCGTTTCTGCTACCCGAGCCAGTCCCACCCGTTCTGCCCTGCCTTGGGGTCGGGTGTCGATGCCTTCCGGGCGGGTCGGAGGTGTTCTCGTGCTGCTCCGCCTTCGCGTGCTTGTCTGTTGCATCGTCGGTGTCGGAGGCGGTTGGCCCGGCTGGGGCCGTGGAGTTTCAGTGACTCCGCGTGGTCGGCTTCCAGGGGCGCGTTGTCGAAGTTCTGGTGGGGTTCGCGGTACATGGGTTGTCCGCACCAGTCGCAGGGGGTTCCGTCGGTGTGGTTGGTGAGGAGTCGGCGGCGGTCTATCTGGTGGGTGTGTCCGTATCCGCGTTCCGTCGTCGTTTTCGGGCGCTTCGCGTCGTCCTGCTGTTGGTACCAGCGTGCGGCGATGCCGTGCATGTACTTCGGTCTCTGCTCCTTGATGCGGTACATGACGGTGTCTTTGCCTGGGTCGACGACGATGATGTCGGCGCCCTCTCGGCGGTAGCGTTCGAGGGTGGAGGGGGCTGGTGTTCCGTGGACGAGCCAGGTGTCTACGCCGATGGCGTGTGTGTTGGCCGCTCGGATGGCCGCGTCCCGCACCGCCTTGGTGATCTTCTTGACCGTGTCGGTGTGCTCGTGATTGTCGGAGGCGAGGCCGGCGAGGGTGTTGGCGAGCTCGTCGTAGTCGATGGTGATGTCGCCAGGCTTCCGGTGTTCCCGGATGTAGGTGGACTTCCCTGCGGCGGGTGGGCCGATGACGATGTGGAGTGTCATGGCCCATCACCTCCCCGGGTATGACCAAGCCCCTCACACCCGGTGTGAGTGGAGGGGCTTGCAGCGCACTTACTTGCGCTTGTGCGCGTCTCGAGCGACCTGTCGGATCGCGTTCATATCCGGCTTGACGCCGGAGCTCTTCAGGTTGTCGGCGATCGACTTTGCGGTTTCCTCAGGGGTCCTTCCCAGTGGGATGTCCCCACCGATTCCTCCGAGCAATCCCTCGATCGCTTTCTTGTTGGTGCTCGCCATAGGCGCTCCTGTCTCTAGTGCCGTGGAGTTGTTTCCCCGGCAGTGGTGACAGTAGACCGCAGGCCGGACAGGGTGCCCCCGAGTGTTCGAAAACGTGGTTTTGATGCCCTCCACTACCGGCCGCTTTGGTTGGAGGTCGGTACCCTGGGGGGTCCATTGTTTTCTAGTGAAGGAGTTCCATCATGCAGAGGCTTTTCCGTTACGCGCTGGTGACTGCTGGTAGCTGGGTTGTGGCGCGTGTTGTTGACCGTGTGCTTGATCGTAGGGGTGAGAAGAAGAAGGGCCGGGGCTCTCGTAAGTAGGGGCGTCCCCCGGCAGTGGAGCGTGGCTCGACACTGCCGGGGGTGTACCACCATGACCGGCGACGGAGGTCCCGATAACGTCGCCTTACCCGGACTCACGACCGGGTGAGCGAACATGACAAAACCCCGGTGCGTCTGTCCTTTGTGGGGAGGACGCCCGGGGTCGCGGATCGCACAGGCGTAAGCCTATCACGTGATTGGACAGATGCTCAACGCTTACACGATGCGGTTAAATGGCAGCCAACGACTGAGCCTTGAGGGGACTCACATCGCCCAGATCCATTCGTCCGGTCTTCATCATCAAATCCCGCACAGTTGAGTTGCGGTGCACTCCGGTGGACTCAATAGGACGAGCGTCCCGAGGAAGCTCCTCGGCAAGCTCTCCGCTCACGGACTGCCAGTAGACGTGCGGCCCATCGGGCATGCCGAAAAACATGGTGTCATAGGGCCCAACGTTCTGGAGAGCATCGCACAGAAGGTCGTCCGGGAAGACCGCCACGGCTACAACATCACCAGTAGCCGCCACAAGTCCGCCGAATGTCTGCTTCTTCCCTGGATCCTGCCGTAGATACTCGACATACTCCATTGACAGATCTTGACGACGGAGGCGCTTGTTACAGTCCGCGTCTTGCAGTGCTCGCACGTACACAGCAGGGTGATCGTCAGTCTCCGCTAGTGCCTGTCGCTCAACGTGGAACACAGCCGTGACAACCTCGTCTGCGGAAAAGTCTTCCAGAGCTTCGGTCGCCATGTTTTTAGCCGCAGCTAAGGTGTCAGAGCCGCCCACCATGGGAACATCCGCTCCGTAGTACTGCCAGCATGGGGATATGTCGGTCTGGTGCCGAACAACGATGTGTGCTGTCTTCATCTCACAGCGCTCCTTGCCTCGTCTAGAGTCAATCCTAGGTCACTAACTAGCATCCTTCTCACGATTCCGCCAGTAACAGTCTGCTGATCGTGGTAGCTGAACATCAGCTTGTTTCCGTTCTCCGGGTTGACGTAGTGGGAGTGGGATCCGTTACCTCGTCGACCTCCGCCGGGCTTCTTCAAGGGTGCTCCGCAGATCCTCTCGATGACTCGGCGCATCTGCTTACCGGTCAGGTTGGGGAACTTCTCTACTCTGCCCAACGCTGGACACCTGCTCCTTTGTTCCAATCACCCGGGGTCAGCACGAGGCTAGCAGCTTGGACCAGGGGTAAGAACCCCGCGGGGGCGAGTGCGGGGGTGAACCTTTATCCTCCTATCACGGTGGCGGTCTTGTAATGCTTCACTCCCCCAATGGTAAACGCTTCAACCTTGTGCCGCTGACACCACTTGTAGATTGACTGCACGGATCGTCCGGTGGCGGCGGCAAGCTCTTCGGCGGTGGCGAAGTCTGGAAGCAGCGGGCGGTTGGGGTCGGGCGGGGTGAACTGGTCGGCCAGTGGCCGGTGAACCTTGTCGCGGAGTTCTTCTTCGGCGTCGGGCCACCAGGGGCGTGCGATGAGGTCGATGCGGTGTCGGTGGAGCCAGTGGACCCAGGGGGTGAGGGTGGGGCCGGTGTGTTCGGTGTCGGGCTGCCGGATCGTCAGGTCCGAGGAGAGGTTCCCCGCCCACTGCTGGACGTAGGCGAGCGCGTCGCGGCGCATGTCCCCCAGCGTGTCGGAGCACGGGCTCTTGGACTTCGGGAGGCTTCGGGTGATGCCGGCGTTCTCACCGGAGGCGGCGGGCAGTCCGGAGTCGAGGACAGCGTCATCGAGTGCCTGGGCGAGGCGGGTCAGGTCGGTGAGGAAGGCGTGGGCTTCGGGTTCAGTGGTCATAGGTCCTCCTTCATGAATGAAGCCCCGCATTGTGGCGGGGCTTGGTGGTGGTGGTGGGGTGGGGTCATGCGCCAGGCTTCTCCATCACGGCAGTCGTATGGTGTGCTCACGGGGCTCCTAACGAGTTGAACCTTGCTCGGCGGCGTGGTTCAGGCGACCGCAGAGTAGTGTGAGGTAACCAATTGTGCCGATGATGTGGGAGTAGTGAGTATGCCCTGGGGTATCTGGGAATGGTACGGAAACATGGTGAAGAACATGTCTCCCGATGACCGGCATGATGCAGCTAAGGATTCGTTGTCGGACACCCCGGTGTCAGCCCTCGACCGGAGGTGTCCGTTTGTTCAACATCTGCAGCCTGGCGCCTTGTGCAACAAGGCGGGCGGCGTGTGTTCTATCAAACCGTATGACGAAGGTTCGACTTCAGTGTCACCCGCTGCAACTTGCCCGAGACGTTTGATCGCCCGTGACGAGCAGGGCCGAGACGCGTTCGATGTGCTCGCATCAGAATGTTTCGATATGACTCCCTCTGATAATTACGCCGTAGTTCGTGAGGTACCCTTCCTGGATAAGGTGGACAAGAAAGGGGAGCCTCGAGGGGCAAAGGCCGGACGCATTGACTGGGTACTCGTTTCTGACCCGGACGATGCGCGGTCAGATTGGATGGCCATCGAAACTCAAGCTGTGTACTTCTCCGGCGGCAAAATGGAAGATGACTTCCAGATGTACATCGAATCACCGAATCAGCTTAATGTCACCAGAAAGAACCGTAGGCCAGATTGGAGGTCTTCGGGTGCAAAACGCTTGAGTCCGCAACTTAGCGCGAAGTCACCTGTGATGCGCCGCTGGGGGCGCAAAGTTGCCGTCGTGGTGGACCGTGGTTTCTTTAATGAGCTTTCCAGGTTCAAGAATGATGACACCGGATTTGAGAATTCCGATGTAGTCTGGGTGGTTATTGACTACGACCGAGACATGAACGTGAGAATTGCAGTGGAGAGATTTGCAGATCTAGACGATTCTATCGATGCTCTGCAGGCAACTCGCCCCGTCAATCGATCCGATTTTGAAAAGGATTTGCACGATAAGGTAGCGGATAAATCTCCGAAGGTCCACTTCAAGACTGTTCCTTGAGAATAACCAACTCATGCATCCTTACCAGGTGCGTCGACTGCATAGCAGAAGTAGCCAGCACAAAACCTGCTTTGTTGGCGCGTTCACGGACCCACGTGTTGTCATCGTATGTCAGCATTGCTGCACCTGATGCGCCTTCTACAGCTTCAAAAAGGCGGTCGTGGTCAACCTCGTTGTGCGTGTAGAGCCTGCTTCCTGCTTTCTTACCGCCAGCCGTGTAGGGCGGGTCTACGAAGTGGACAGAATCGCTTCCCTGGTGTTGCTCGATCTCGGTGATGGCATCGCCCTGCACGAAGGTTAGACGTTCACGAATTGCCCGGATAGCGTTGAATCTATTCACCAGGGTCTCAGGGTACCAGCGGCTTGATACACCTTTTCCATTCTCGCCACCTTTCATCAGGCCGGCCCCGGGTGCCATGATGCCGCCACGCTGCGCTCGGTTCTTGACGATGGTGCGCAATGCCCTCTTGGAAATTGAGCGGGCTGGTGTATCGATGATCTTACGGACAGTGTCGATGTTGAAGTCCATGTCAATGATTCCAGTGGTGAACTTGCTGAAGTCTTTCTCCGAACCGTAGATCACGAGGTTCCAAACTGCGGCGACGTCATCATCGAGCTCGACTAGACGGACGTGCTCAGACCATCCTTCAGCGGCTGCTGTCAACCCGACGATCGCTCCTCCGGCGAATGACTCAACAAGAAGTTTTGGGGTGTTCTCGAATGACTGGAACCACTCTCTCACCACTGGGATCAGCCATGTCTTACCTCCTGGGTAGCGGAATGGTGACAGCTGCCGGACCTGCGAGACGTTGGTGAGCTTACGACTGCCTAAGCTGTCTGCGAAGCTGGCGAGCGTGTCCTTCATCATGGGGTCCGCGAATGAAGGGCGTAGTGTCTCAAATGACTCTTGATTGTCCTGGTGCACCAGAAGGTTGCGCTGGTGCAAGCCACTATTGGTTAGTCGCTGCAAGCGGCGTTGTTGAGGCGAATCGTTCATTGATCCTCCGATCTGATAAATATTTATGAGACCATCGTAGTACATCGAGCCGTCCGTGGCTCCGTCGATCAGTGTCTGGGCTTGGTCTGGTGTGATGGTCATGTTCGGTCCTTCCAGTTGGTGAGCCACACGGTGATGCGGCGGGCAATGCGGGCGATAGGGTGCCGCCACGAGGTGGGGCGGACGGGGTGCGGGCGGATGATCATGCGGTCCTTTCTGCGAGCTTCCTGCGCCGTTTCTGCACAGCCTTGAACGTCCGGTTGATGAGCAGTGCCGCCTGCCGGTGGGTGAGTGACGTGTCTTGGAGGACGGCGTCCTCTTCCGGCCACCACGGTTGCCCCCAGCGTGGTGACTCGGCGGAGGTTGCATGCTGCGCGTTTCGGTGGCACCTGCTCATGCGGTCACCCACTCAGTGCCCCCACACGCGGGGCAGACGGGCCCGTCATCCGTGATGTCCATCAGCACACCGTCAGGACACGCGGCGCACGTGTAGTCGATGCCGCCACAGATCCGGCAGTGGCACACACTCATGACCGCACCCCCGGGTCGTAACGCAGGTCCAGGTCCGCGACGATGCCACCAGACCAGCCGAGGCCCGTCTCGGGCAGGCGGACAGTCACATCGACGTACCCGTCAGGGACCTCGTCCTTGTCCCACGAGACGCTGCGGACGGGGCAGTTGATGAACCTGGTGTCGGGGAATGGTGGGGTCATGCTTCCTTCTTCGGGTTGATGGCTGCTTTGATCAGGTCCTCTGCGATGGGGTTGAGCACACCGGCGAGGAGGATGAGGGCGAGCGGCTTGATGATCTTCATGGTGTGGTCCTTTCGGTGATGGTGATGGTGGCGCCGGCGTCCTCGGGGGAGGCGGCGTAGGTCTTCGTGGCGACGATTCGGGTGACGCGGTTGTCGTCGATGTAGGCGATGCCGGAGAGGGCATCGAGGGTGGAGCGGATGAGTTTGTCCAGGTCGGGCTTTTTCACCATCCAGATCACTCGCTTGGGGAGGCTCTTGGGCCGGGGTAGGTGGAAGTCGATCTCTACGGCGACGGGCCCGTCGATCGGTTCGGTCCGGAGGTAGGCGATCGTGGCGGCTTGGGCGACGGCGGCGCGCCACGGCTTGACCTTCTTGCTGGACTCCACGAGGACAACGCGGCCGCCGCGGCGGTACGCGTTCTTCGATCCCTGCGGTGCTGGGACGCCGGCGACGTGGAACGTGGTCATAGGGGGATCTCCATCTGTCCGGTCAGTGACCAGTCGTCGGGTGGCGGATTGAGGATCTGGTCGATGCCACGCAGCACGGCGGCGAGGTGCCGGCCGTGCGCGGTCAACGTGATGGCTTCGGGGTTGTGCGTGCCGAGCGTCCAGGTCGCGAGACCATCGGCCACGAAATCGCGGGCGAACCATGGGCGGCAGAAGCCGGTGACGCTGGCCTCGAGGAGTGTCCTTCGGTGGCCGGCGAAGTAGGTCACGCCGCGATCTTCTTCCCGCCGTGGTACTCGTCCGGGTCGTCGATGCAGGACCAGTCGAATGGCTTGCACCACCCGTGCGCCGCCGTTTTCTCCGGGGCGGGAGGGACCGGCTTGAATGCGTGCTCGTCGTAGAACTCGCGCACCGCCCGGTCCGTTGCTGGCTGCACGTACGTCCGACCCTCTTGGCACAGGTTCTCCACCCCCGACGGGGACATGCCCCACGCGGCGGCGAGATCGGTGATTAGCCACCCCGCGGCGCGGAGGGCTTGTACTCGGCGGCGGATCGGCCATGCGGGGCGGGCGTTGCCCATCTCCGGGGTCGCGGATGCGAGGCGGCGGGCGGTGCTGGTCTGCACGGTGCGCTGTCCGCGGAGGATGCGGTTGGTGGTGCCGTGGCCGACGCCGCAGCCGCGGTCGATGCGCTCCGGTGACGCCCCGGCGTTGATGCAGGACCGGAGGTGTGCGCGGATGTGGTCGGCGGGGACGCGGCCGTGGCCGTCGAGGATCGCGAGGCCGGCTCTGGCGTGCTTGGTGCAGTAGCCATGTCCCCAGGACCAGGGGACGTTGGTGCAGCGGTCACGTTTGCAGGTGGTGGTCATGTCGTGGGTTCCTTCCTGGTTGGGCCGTTTCGGCCCCCAGGAGGGCCGTGGACGGCGCGGGGGTTGTTGTGTGGGGACGGTGAGGGTGCGGGGGCGATGGGGCCGGAAATCAGCCCCACTGGTCAAAAGGGGGCTCGTCCCCCTCAGCGCCGAACCCGCCCTGCTGCGGCTGCTGGTTGTTCCACCCGCCGCCCTGCTGCGCTCCCCCACCAGACCAACCACCCGACTGCTGACCACCCTTCGGATTCTTCGCCACCTGCACACTGGCGAACGTCAGCTCCGGGGCTACAGTGTCCGCCACCACCGTCAGCACCGTGGACTGCTCCCCCGACTGCCGGTTCGTCCACGTCTCCGGCTTGACCCTGCCCGTGACCACCACCCGGTCACCCTTGTGCAGCGACCGGACGACGTTCTCCGCCACACGCCCGAACGCGGTGACCTGCAGCCACACAGTCGGGCCATCCACCCAGTGACCGCCCTGGTCCTTCGCCCCCTCCGACCAGGCCAGTGACAGGCGCGTGTATGCCTTCCCACCGTTCTGGCCGTGGTCGAGCTCGGGATCCTTGCCGAGCGTTCCGATGATGCTGATCTGAGCCATGGTTAGGCTCCTTCCTCCGGCACGTAGGCCGGTGCTTGTTGTTGACGCTCGGCCTCACGCCGAGCCTTGTTCCGGGCGGCGATACCCGCCCGCAGTTCCTTCCACCGCGCCTCGGTGTCCTCCCGACGCGGCTCAATCGCGGCCTGCTGGCCATCTCCCGGAGTTTCAGGGACCGTCCCGGGCGGGAGTTCCCCCGCCGCTTCCCGACGCCTCAGACGGGCCGCACGATGAGCATCCAGAAGCGGCCGCTTCTGCGGATCCGTCTCCCACACGTCCCGCACAATGTGCTGCGCCGCCTCCTTGAGCTCCCGCGGCGTCGCCATCCGGTCCCCCACCGAGTTCATCGACCACCAGGCGATCGCCTCCGGCCACACCTGCGACGGCACCCGCATCTCCCCCAGCACCGTCGCCCACGCCTGCAGCGAGATCGGCGTGGCCTTCGGGAACCGGTCAGGCACCAGGGCCTTGCCGTACGCCAGGACGTTCGCCGCGATCTGCTCCCGATCACTCAGGCTCCGATCTCCGGCCATGACAACACCTCCCCCTCCAGGACGTTCTGGTCATCAGGTTCGGTGAGGCCCTGCAGCCAGTCCTCCGGGCGAGTGCCGAAGGTGTGCGACTCCTGCGGTGACGGTGCCCGCGACGGTAGCGGGTCGTCCTCCCACCCTCCGCGGGACAGCCACGTGGTGGGGTGCGGGATGAACCGCGGCTCCGGCAGGTTCGGGTCGGCGGCGAAGCGGCGCATGCCATCGATGACGGTCTGCTCGTCGCCGGCACGCTTCACAGCGGCAGCGTATGCCGAGCGCGCTTTGTCCTTGCCGACCTTCCGGGGAACGAGGGACCAGAACTCGTCGAAGCTGGATGGGGCCGTTCGCTCGCTCGCCCCCTTGGGGTGAGCATGATCTTTTTCCCTGTTCCCCTGTTCCCTTTCCCCTGTTCCCTTTCCCTTTCCGTCGATGCAATTTCCTTGCGGACGTGAGGAACTTCCTTGCTCATGCTCTGAACTTCCGCGCACCTCATGGAATCTCTCGTCTACCAGCGCGTTCGGATCGTCGTAGTGCGGATGACGGTTCTTCGCACGCCGCTGCGTCTTCTGGTGTGAGTCCCAGGTAAGAATCTGGTAATAGGGCCTCCGATCCACCCGGTAGAACCTCACGCCATAGGCGCCCGCAACTTCCTTGCAGAGACTCTGAATCTCCTTGCGGAGGTGAGGATCTTCCTCCGGGAAGGCGAACGCCCGGAGCCCGAGCAGGTTCGTCTCCCCCACCCCGTAGTCGTCAGCCCAGCACCACATCGCCACGAACAGCACCCGCGCCTCCATCGAGGCACGAGCAGTGTCAGGCGACGTGAAGAACTCAGGTTTGATCGTCCGAATCCTGCCCATCGTCTTCCTCCTCTCTGGTTGTCATGCAGCCGCGGTAGAACGCCGGCGGGAAGCGCGGCTCCTCCCACCCATGGACCATGAGCTCAGCCCGGTACGCCCACTTCGGGTGAGCGTGGATCCAGTCATGGCAGGACGAGCAGATCCCGACGAGATTGTCGGCGGTGTGCTCCCCGCCCTGACTCCGGAGCTGACGGTGGTGCAGGTGCTCAGGTGCCCCGGTGCAGACGGTGGGGATCATCGCCTCACACCATCCGTCCGCCCGGTCGAGCACAGCCTCAGCCACCGCCGGCGGCATACGCTTCGCCCTACCCATGAGCACTACCCGCCGCCCCATACATCGCACGGAACGAAGCACTGATGGACTGCCACGCCCGGAGCTCCAACTCCAACGCCTTCGCCAGCCGGTCCGCGTGCCGGTGAGCAGCCTCAGCCACATCCCTAGCCTCACGCTCTGGCATGGTCTCCAACTTCGCCGTGCAGTCCTTGTCCTTGATCGAGCCTTCCGCGGCGAGGTACGCCGACGCGTACGCCCGGTCGTACTCCCGATCAGCGGCCTGGAACGCCGCGTACCGGTCCGAGCAGACGCGGATTCCGTTCGCGATCCGGTTGACGAGCTCACGGATGTGGTTCTCGATCAGCACCGGGTTAACCGGATCACTCACCACCCTCACCCGACTTCTGCAGATTCTGGACCCGCTTCTCGATCTGTGGCCGGAACTCCGGCGTCTGCTTCCACATGGTCTGCAGCTTCTTCACATCCGACTCCGCCTCGATTGCGGCGAGGTACTTCTGCTTCTGCGCCTCGACATCCTCCGCGGACACCTCGTAGGTGTCATGGTCCGGGTCGCGCTCATCCGTCGGCAGACAGAACGCCTGCAGGTACGCGGTCCTAAGCGCCACCGAGTGAGCCTTCGCCGTGGCCTTATCGCCCCAGTCCATCGCCTCACCCCACACCACCGTCCGATCATCCGTCTCCCCCGCGTCGTTGACGAAGGTGAGGCGCATCTTCACACGGACGTGCTGCGTGGTCTTCCCGTTGTTCCCCGGCTTCTCCGTGACGGTGATGTCCTCCACGGTCGGCAGGGCCATCAAGCCGGCGGTTCGCATCGCCGGGCCGAAGACGTTCATGACCGCATCAATCCCGCGGAAGTTGAACTTCTGCCCGCCGTTGAACTCTCGCTTCGCCAGGCCGGTGACCTCCCGGGCAACTTCGATCATCGTTTCGTGGATGCTCATGCTGCTGCCTTCCCCGGTCGGTCCTTCTGGATCTTCACCGACCCCTTCCGGGTGCTGGTGGTGACATAGTGCGCGGCGATGTCCGGGTGATCCCGCTCCATCGCCTTCGCATCCAGGCGAGTAGACTTCCCGTCAGCGGTGACGATCACCTTCGCGCCCTCCATCTGGTAGGTCTCCGGATCCGTACCGACGATCTCCTTGATCGCACCGAGCGCGTCCTCCATCCGCTCCTTCGCATCGAGGTAGTCCCACACCAGGTTCTGCAGCCCATCCGGGGTGACCGGGGTCGGGTCATCCCCAGCCAGGAACCGCTCAGCGATGTCCGCGAGCTCAGCCTGCCGCTCGAGGTCCGGGAAGATCATGCAGTGTCGTGTCTCCCCCGGGGTGAACCCGCCGTCAGCGGCATCCTCCCGAACCTCACAGGCGAAGACGCACACTTCCGCACCGGTGACCATCAACTGGACCTGCACCTGATCCCGGTACCTCGAGGGGATGTGGTCAGGGACCAACTGGAAGCCGGCGGTCTTAATCTCCCCGATGACCTCACACGGCTTGCTGAGGTCGTCCGGGAGCATGTCCGGGGTCGCCGCGATCCGCGTCCCGTCGAGGACGCACAGATCATCGTTCGCCACCAGGCGGGAGTCCACGAACGCTTTGACGAACCGGCCGATCCCCGGCTCCCGCTCATGCCCCCAGCGGGTCACAGCGTTGCCGTGGAAATCGGAACCGTGCTCCTTCTCGTGCCGGATCCGCGCCCACTCCGCCGGTGATGCGGCGAGCCGGGCGATCTCCGTCGCGGTGATGTAGGACCGGCGCTGCTTCAGCCACTGCTCGGTCGTCTCTGACGGCAGTTTCGTGAAACTCATCGTGCCTGCTCCTTCTGGTGGTTGGTGATGTCGGCCATGAGGTCCGCGATCTGTTTCTTCGTCGCCGCAGGATTCCCGCGACTGGCCGAGTAGTCCACGTGTGACCACAGTTCGCGCTGGTCCATGTCCTTTGCCGCTTCACGGGCGGCACGGAGGAAGCGTTCTCCGGCGTTTCGGCACCCGGCGGACGCGGCAAGGTCGTGCGAGTTGCGGCCGGCAACAGCTTTCAGGACTGCGCCGTGGTAGTAGCCGCGGCCGATGATCTGCGCGGCGATGACGCGCGGGTCGGTGGTCACGCGGTCACCTTCTTCGGACGGATCGGGTCGAGACCGCAGGCCGCACGCTCACGCTCCAGAACGAGCAGCTTGTTCCGCACCGACGACGGGGTCCGGCCCAGCGACTCCGCGACCTCAGCCACCGACATGCCCTTGCGGATCCAGATCTTCACCTGGTCCTCCTCCTCAGCGGTCCAGGGCTTGAGTCGGCGGGGTGCGCGTGGCGAGTCGTCAATGTCCTCGACCTGCGGTGATTCCTCCTCGGCGGTCGGGGGGTCTCCCGCTGCGGTCTTGGCGGCGGTGTCCGTGGCCAGCCCGGCCCACGACACGTCCAGGGTGGTGGTCGCGGTGACGGACTGGCCGTCCAGCTCACGGACGACAGCAGCGGCCTCAGCCGCGGTAGTAGCAATGATGATGCTCATGACAGGCTCCTGATGAAGAAGTGGATGAAGAGGGCAGTGGCGGCAGCGCCGATGAGGGCGCCGACGGTGCCGGCGGTATGCCAGCCGAGGACTCCCCCGACAGCGATGAGGAAGAAGATTCCGAGCAAGCAGAGGGCGAGGCCCAGGGCGTCGAACAGGCCGGTGTCGCCCGGCGTGGCGTCCCTCCTCGCCCGGGCGTGGCCGATCTGGTGATCGTCCCCATGCGGACCCCGATACCGGTGACGGCCAGCAGGATGATCAAGACGGGACTTCAGGTACTGCTCCTGGTCGGACATGGTGCTCATGCGGCCACCTCCCCCGCGGCGGCGAGGACGGCGGACCGGAGGACACGCGGCCGGCCGCAGATGTAGCGCCCGCCGAGACCGTCAGTGCCGTGGCGGATCTTGTCGTACAAGGTGAACGGGGAGACGGCGAGGATCGCAGCAGCGTCCTTCACGGTCATGAGGCCCGACTCCGGGGCATGCAGCGGTACGGTGTTCATGGCTGCTCCTATCTAGGTGGGTGGTCAGTGACGCCGTCCCGTGTGCCTGCAAGCTGTCGGGGCGGCGTCGTGGTTTGATGTCGGGGTGGATACTTCGGACGTAATTTCTCTCGTCGGCGTGATCGTCGCCGTCGCCGCTGCCGGAATTGCCGGATGGCAGGCCTGGGAAGCAAGAAAGGCGAGAACTGATTCCGTCGCGTCAGCAAATGCAGCCGCAGAATCAGCGACCATCGCCGCTGAGTCTCAGAAGAAACTCGCGGAGATCGAAGAGGGACGCGCCGCACAGCAACGGCGGATGCTCGAGGTTGATTGGTATGCCGGATCCTCGTACCTCATCACCAACCGCACCGGAGAACCGGTGACGGACGTGACCGTCGAGGGGTCAGGTGAACGACCCGCCAGCATCTTCCGCGGAGGATCCTGGGACCGGATCGAGGACCAGGACAGTGTGAAGTACATGGGCGAGTCCGGGCAGATCACGATGAAGTGGACTGACGTCCGGGAAACTCGTCAGTCTCGGACAACTCACGTACGACGCGGGGACAAGTAGTTAATCGTCCCGGTGATTCTCGTACCACGCGAAAATCGCGCAACCGACGGCGAACAGCGCGGCAATGATGATGACGACCAACATAGCTGTCTGCATGAATTCTCCTTTTCCCTTTCAGTAGGTGATTGATGGTGGAGTGGGTGGGGTGACGCTCGCTGCGGTAGACGGGGCAGCTGGCATCGGCACCCGGCAGGTGAACAGTGGCCCTGCACGCACCCACCCCGTGGGGCCGTATCTGACGGCCCGGTGCCCTGCCCCGGTCATGAACCGGTACCGGACTCTTCCGGCAGCAGGGCGGACTGCTCGTGGTTGAATGAGGTCCATGGCAAACCCCGCAGAACTCCTCCATGACCAGCTCGCCGAGTGGTCGAAGACGGATACCCTCTCGAAGACCCGTCAGCTCACCACCGATGGTGGATGGAGTCGTCAGCGCATCGCAGCCGTCAACCTCGACCATGTGATGACGCTCCTCGACATGCTCGATAAGGAGGGGAAGAACACGGCCCCGTGGCGGAAGTACACGACGGAACTGCACCAGGCGGTGTTCGGCTTCGGCACTGACTGGGAGCCATTCGGCGGTCGTCAGTTGAAGACCGGGAACCCGGTCAACGAACACGCCCTGAACACGCTGCAGATGCTGGCGATGGTGACCGATCACCTCATCCCCCGACTGGAAGACGACGGTGTTCAGCAGCTCCAGGACATGCTCACCGATGAGATCCTGCAGCAGCCCTCTGAGGCGTTCCCGTACGACGTCCGGGCGTACTTCGTCAGGGTCCGGGATCACCTCGTATGGTGTGTGAAGCACTTCGACGAGGTCGGCGAGTTCAGCCTCCACGAGGCGGCGATGCAGTTCCGCATGACCGTTCAGTTCATGACTGCCGGAGCTCCGGCGGACGAACGTCCGAAATGGCAGAAGTTCATGGAAGAAAGATTCGTGTGGCCCTTCGTCTCTTCGACGGTGACCACTCATCCAGCAGAACAGGCGGCTCATCAGTTGGGCGAGTTCGGAGGTCGGATCATGGAGTTGTTCTCCGGCTCGTAGCAGCTTCGAGTGCTTCGTCGAGCGCCTGGTCGATGACGACGCCGGACGGGGTGCCGGTGAGGATCTTCTCCTTCACCCGGGACAGGACCCAGTTCACCGCGGCGCACTCGACGCGGGTCATTTCAAGGGGGACGAGACGGTCTTCCATCAGCGGTCTCCGTTCATCGTGGGGCGCGGTGTTGCGCCCGGTGCCCGACGCCGGTATCGAACCGGCCCGCACAGTGCCCCCGGGGGAGTTTGGGACTACTGATTGGCCCATGTGGTCGGGCGGGGACGCCGGCGGGTGGATGACCTGCGCTGTGAACACAGACCCGTCGACGCGGGGGCACCGGGTGGCGCCCCTGGTGGTCATGCCCGGGGCTCGACCCGGGGAGCGCGCCTGCTCCATGACCTCGTTTAACGGCGCCGGCGGTTCCTCCCCACCTGGTGGGGGTTCCTGCCTGTCGGCTTGCCCTTGACCCACGCCGGACACGTCAACGAACGCGGGGTGAACCCCGACAAGTGTCGGGGCAGGGCCGGTATTCTCCGGCGACAATCCACTATCGAGTTCTCAAACTTCGTGGTCAGAAGTCCCTCCCCCCGCTGTCGCGGTGGTCGGTCCAGCAACCTCGTGCGCTCTCCCTCCTTGACGGGGCCGGTCGAACCGGAGCGCGGCCCGTGCCCCTTCCCCAGGGCACGGACGGTGGGATAATCAGGCGGCGTCCGCCGGCGCGGGCGGGTCGATCCGCTCGAAGCCGAGCTTCTTCCTGATGAAGTCGATCCCAGACGGCTGCACATACGTCGTGTACGACGTTCCGGTCGTGCCGTCTTTCCTGTCGAAGTCATGACCGATGACCTCGAAATGGTGCATGTAGGGCTGACGTGGGGTGTTACGCATCGCACCCTTCGAGATGAAGACGCCACGGTTGCGGAGTTCCTGAAAGAGACGGTTCTGACCGGTGCCGAGCATCTTCGCCACGACGCCGACGGAGTACTTGCCGGTCGCGTCCATGAAGCTGTCGTAGGCATCCGCCTTCGGCTCGAGCTCAGCGTTCTTCGCCTCGAGAGCCAGTCGCTCGGTCTCAGCGTTGAGCGCCATCTGCAGGATCTCGGAGCGGGTGATGGTGTTCGGGTCGAACGCCGGGGCCTGCATCTGCTTCTCGCACTCGATGAAGTACTGGCGCGCCTGCCGGCCCTTCTCGTTGCGCTGGATCATGGACACTTCCTTGCCCATGTCGAGCGTGAGGATGTGATCGGTGGCGTCCATCGCGCCGCGACCTTCACGGGCAACGCGGACAGAAATGTCCGTGTAGTCCTGGCCTGCAGTGAAGCCGTACTCGACCATGCGAGGGAACCACTTGTGGTAGGGAGTCTGGATCTCCAGGAAGGCATGGAGGGCACGCCCGGCCACAGCCTGGCGACCGTCGGCGGTCTGGGTGATCGGGATCAGCGTGCTCATGCCGTCACCCGCTTATCGGCCTGGATCTCGGCGGTGATGGCCTCGGCCTTCGCCACAAGATCCTCACGCAGGAACATCATGGCTTCCTTCACGGCCGGGTCGTCAGCCTCGACGGCCAGGCGTCCGACGCGGATCGCGGCCTCGTAGTGGCCAGAGGAACGCCCGAAGTCGTAGTCGGCCGCGGTATACTTCTGGGTGTTGGCTCCGCACTGCATTGCGGGGCCTCCTTTCATGTGTTGAGTGGGGTTAAGCGGCGGCCAGAAGGTCGCTCTCGGTGCTCTTGACAAGAACTCGATCCGGGCGGGCTCCCAGTTCCGCGAGGGCGTCAAGAACCTGCGGGGTGGGTCGCCGGGTCTTGATCGCCTTGTTCCACGTGTTTCGGGAAACCCCAGTGCGGGTCGCCAGGTCCACTGCGGATCGCAGGCGGTTTGCCCGCTTCACTCGGTCGAGTTCATCAAGACTGATAAGAAACATTGTCTCCTTGTCCTCTCCGTCTCGGTGACTGACAACAGATTAGGTCACATGGCGGCGAATGACAAGTTTCAATGTCTCATCATGACGAGCATCCCCGACACTGCGCAGGTAGACACCGCCTTGCTGACAAGAAAGTTGTGCAGTAGGATGACGTTCATGACCACTCCAGCAGAGATCAAGACATGGTTCTCGGCCCGCCTCGGCAGGCGCGTGACCGCCACCGACATCGCTTCCGCACTCAGCGTGTCCAGGAACACCGCGAACTCCCGCCTGAGCGACGGACTCGACGCAGGCGACACCATCACCGTTTCCCGGCACTTCGGTATCAACCCCGTGGAAGCACTCGTGGAGCTCGGTCATCTCACCCACGAGGACGCATTTGCGTTCGTGGACAGCGACGGCACCATGCTCACCACAGCCACCCAAGAGCAACTGATCCGACAACTCGCAGAAGATTCCCTGCCGCTGTCAGACCGGATTGAGATGGGCGCCACCGCCAAAGCCCTGGCCGATCAGCGAGACGAACTCGCTGCCCGACGTGCCCGGAAATCGAACACTGACAACCTGTACGGCGTCCCCGATGTCCTGCCCACCGGATACGTTGCAGACGGAACGGACACCGAGCCAGAGATGGGAGACGATGACTACAACGACGGGCCTTAGACCAGACCCCGAGAAGTGGGCAGAAGAACACCAGATCACCGTCGGCGAACACGCCGGCGGCGAGAAAGGCCAGCGCCTCCCGGACGGCAGCATCACCATCCGTTCCGACCTCGGCCCCATCAACCGAAGATGCACGCTCGCCCACGAACTCGGACACCACGTCCACGGAGACGCATCTACCCCCGATCGGCACACCTACTGCCGCCAGGAACGCCGAGCCTGGGAGTGGGCGGCTACATTCCTTATCGACGCCGAAACCTACAGGCAGGCGGAACTCACTGTCGGCTGCCACCCCGGCGCACTCGCCGCCGAACTCGGCGTCACCGTCCACCTCATCAAGGTGTGGCGCACACTGACACGCAAGAGAGACCACCCACCATCATGATGCTGTACCACACCAACGACCTGCACGATCCAGTCTTCGATCAGGAAGTCGACCACGAATCTCGATACTTCGACACCATCCGTGAACTAGCTGAAGGCAACTTCTCCGACCCCGGCGACGAATTCACCGCCGACGCCACCCTGCTACCCGTCACCGACTACTACGGCGACGCACGCGCCATCGCCGTCCAGGTCGACTTCTCGACCGTGGGAACCCTTCCCGACGAAGACGTAGACGCCTGGTGGCAGCTCGCCGTCGCAGCCCACGACGCAGGTGACGATCTGGAAGTCGAAGCGAGACTATGGACCTGCTCCGACTGGGAGAAGAAGTTCTACGCCTCCGTCCGACTCGCCCTCCCCACCGCACAGGAAGGGCTGAGTCAGGTCGGAGACGACATCACCGCAATGAACCTCGCCGCGGTCGCAGGCTTCACGAACCCGCTTGAAGAGTACTGGGACCCGAAGTGGCGCAAGGCTCACGGCATGACCGACGATGAGTACAAGGTCAGGGCAGATGCCGCTCTTCAGAGGGCGGACGCGTACCTGGCAGAGCGGAAGGAGGAACAGGACACAATTCCCCCCGTCCCCGCGAACCCCTACGTGACCCCCGTGAAGCGCCCCGAGGCCACCGCCGTTCAGGTCGACTGGACCCACCTCCTCACTCCGGACTCTAGCCCCAGGGCAAGCCTCTTCCAGCGCGGCTACGCCCGCGGCGTCGCAGGAAAGGCCATGGGCAATGTCCGAGCACCGCGCATCGACTACGCGACAGTCCAGCAGTGCCGCAACATCGTATCCGCCTTCGACGGAGACGTCACCGAGATCGACAAGCGCGGGAGCTCATTGCTGAAGGCGCTGTGGTGGGTGCTTCTCATAGTCCTCGGCATCTGGGCATTGATCGGGCTCGCGACAGCACCGGTCGGGCTGGTATTGACCGCTCTGATCGCATGGCCCTTCGCCCACCACTACTGGACCCGGCGGAAGCTCACCGCGCCGTTCGGCCCCCAGAAATAGCCCCAGGCGCACGAAGGTCACCACCATGGACTCACCACCTCCCCGCTGGCTCGTGATACTGCTCGGCACCATCGCCACCATCGCAGCCATCCCCGCCGCCATCATCGCCGCTCTCGCGATCATCAGCATCATCCTGCGCCTCTAGACCTAGAAGACCAGCAACCGCCTGGCCCCAGTCACTTCCAGACATAGCGCCAATACTCACCTACCCGACAAACCCCACACGAACGGCTGGATCAGCACATGCTCACCCCAGAAACACGCACTCGCATCAGACAAGTACTCATCGGAAAGAAGCGCTCGGAGCTCGCATCCACCCCCACTGCTTCACGTCAGTACATCGGAATTGGCGGCTTCATCATCGCCATCGGAGTCCTGGCACTGCTCGTCGGAGAGCCACTCGCCGGATTCCTCTTCGCCGTCGTCGGGATCCTAATTGTGGGATTCGCCGCGATAGTTCAAGCCATCAACAAAAACTCAGGCCGCCCGGACGACACCCACCTCTAGTAATTCGGCCGCAGACGACAGGATCACCGCATGACCACCCACACACGCACACTCGCCGCGCTCACCACCGGCATCCTGGCGCTCAGCCTGTCAGCATGCACCGGTGACGATGAGGCATCGCCCAACAGCAGCACTAGCCAGACGGCCTCCGCGACCAGCACCACGACAACCGCGACAACCGCGACCAGCAGTACACCGTCAGAGACCCCTTCACCAGAACCTGTCATTGAAGCGCCAGCGGCAGTGTCAGTTCCCGAGAGTCAAAACATCTGGGCCCCGCAGGGCCAGGGAACCAGGTGCCCCGGAACAGATGCCTACGTGTGGGACTACGCAGACTGCAACCCCAGCAACGGCGTCATTGACCCCGAAGAGTTCTACCGATTGACTGCCCCCACTCCTGTACAGGACGAGTCGTACCGATCTGACGGTTGCGTCGGACCAGCCGCGACGTGTGGGTACTACGACGACGCCGGAAACCCCATCTGGTTCGACAAAGAGACTGGGGAGACCTCACCGAGGTACTACGACGACACCGGAAACCCCATCATCGACACCCCCTAGATACGAAGAGCCCCCATCACCGGGGATTGGTGATGGGGGCCAGAGTGTCCAGCACGCGAATCAGCACGTCAGACAAGGAGAAACTTATCATGATCAGGAAGACGATCGACCCCCAGGGCCGCGAGCGCATCACTGTCCAGTGGCGTGACGGGGACCGGGTCCACACCCAACGCGTCGCCACCCTCACCGAAGCGAAGCGCCTCGACGGGGCTATCAGGGACCGTGGGGCCCGGCGATGAGCATCCAACGCCGTCCGAAGAAGGGGAAGCCACCGGCGGGGACGCCGGTGAAGTGGATCGTCCGGTACCGGGACCCGTCCGGCCGGGAACACTCCAAGACCTTCACCCGGGAGAAGGACGCGAAGGCCCACGACGACGAGCAGGCGCGCCTCCTGCGACGGGCGGAGTGGGTCGACGCGGACAACGCTCCGCGCCTCGACGCGGTGTGGCCGCTGTGGGAGGCGGCGGCGACGAGTCCGGGGACGCGGGCGGTGCGCGTCACCGTCGGCGCGAACCTCGGAGACCTGGGCGCCACGCCGATCACGAAGATCCTGCCGTCCCAACTGCGGGCGTGGCAGAACCAGCTGCGCGACGGGCGCCGGTGGGTGGAAGGTTGCACCGGACTGGCAGTGAACACCCGCCGGTCGTGGTGGGCCCAACTGTCCGGGTGCCTGTCCATGGCCGTCGCCGACGGCATGATGCTGACGAACCCGTGCTCGAAGGTGCCGGGGCCGGGGAGGGCGGAGCCGGTCGACCCCCGCTCCCTGCCGTCCCTCGAGGAGATCGGAGCGGCGGTGACCCAGGCGGAGGAGTCCGGCCGCGGCACGCTGGCGATGATGATTCTCCTGGGCGTGGCGACCGGCCTGCGGCCCAGTGAGGTCGCTGGCCTGCGGTGGCGGAATGTGGACGTGAAGGCGAAGGCGCTGCATATCGTGGAGCGGTCACGGTCGGTGTCCGGGAAGCCGACCGACTGGGGACCGCCGAAGACGCCGGCGTCCCGGCGGGTGGTGCCGGTGCCCCCGGAGATGATGAAGCGGCTCGTCGCCTACCGGCTGTCGCATCCGACGGACGCGGACCGGGAGCCGATCTTCCTCCGGCGAACCGGGGGCCTGTGGTCCTCGGGTGACATCGCCAGTGCGATGAGTGCTCTGCTCGGCGAGGATGCCGGGTGGACGTTCCACGCCCTGCGGCACGTGTACGCGAGCTCGCTGATCCGGCAGGGTCGGGGCGTGAAGGCGGTGCAGAAGATGATGGGGCACAAGAACGCGGCGACGACGCTGGACACGTACACGCACATGTGGCCGGACGAGGACGAGATGGTGCGAGATGCTGCGCAGGCGCTCGTGCGGGATGTGTGCGGGATGGACCCTGCTGTCGACGACTCCGGAGACGAGAAGAGCGGCACCGGGCCGGAGTGACCTGGTGCCGCTGTTATCCGCTCTGGCCTGCTACTTCAGCTGGGCGGAGGAGAGGTTCAGCTCGCGGCGGGCGACGACGAGCTGCTGGATCTGCTGGGTGCCCTCGAAGATGTCGAGGATCTTGGAGTCACGGGCCCACTTCTCGAGAAGGGAGCGCTCGGAGTAACCGAAGGAACCGGCGAACTCGACCGCGCGCAGGGTCAGCTCGGTCGCCATGCGACCGGCCTTCGCCTTGCACTCGGAAGCTTCCTTGTTGTTCGGCTGCTTGTTGTCTGCCATCCAGGCGGCCTTCAGGGTCAGCAGGTAGGCGGCTTCCCAGTCAGCCTCGAGGCGGATGTACTCGGAGGCGGCGGCGGTCTGGTTCCAGGCCGGGGCGTCGTAGTCGATCTCGACGCCGGCCTCGGTGAGGATCTCACGCAGCTTCTCGAGGGAGGCGCGGGCGACACCGATGGCCATACCGGCGACCAGCGGACGGGTGTTGTCGAAGGTCGCCATGGCACCGGCGAAGGACTTCTTGGTGTCGATCTCCGGGGTGCCCAGGAGGTTCGCCTTCGGCACACGGACGTTGTCCAGGATGAAGTGGGCGGTGTCCGAGGAACGGATGCCCAGCTTGTGCTCCAGGCGGACCAGGTCGAAGCCCGGGGTGTCGCGCGGGACAAGGAAGGACTTGATGGCGGCGCGGCCGGCGGACTTGTCGAGGGACGCCCACACGACGACGTGGTCGCAACGCTCACCGGCGGTCACGAAGATCTTCTCACCGTTGAGAATGTAGTCGTCACCGTCCTCCTTGGCGGTGGTGGCTACGGCGGCGGAGTCGGAACCGAACTGCGGCTCGGTGATGGCCATCGCGGCCCAGACCTTGCCGAAGCGCTCGAGCTGCTCATCGGAGGCAACGGCGGCGACGGCGGCGTTGCCGAGGCCCTGGTACGGGAGAGACAGGGTCAGTCCCACGTCGCCCCAGCAGGTCTCGATGACGTTGACGAGGGACGCCATGTTGCCGCCGTTGCGGACACCGGTGTCCTTCTTCTTGTCACCGCGGCCACCGGAGGCGCCGGCCATGTCGCCGCCACCGTCAGTCATGCCCTCGACGAGGGATGCCATGGTGTCGAGCTCGACGGGGCGCTCGTGCTCGGCGAGATCGTACTTGCGGGAAATCGGGCGGAAGATCTGGGCTGCGGCCTGGTGCGCCTGGTTGGCAGTCGCCCGCAGCTTCTTCGGGAGTTCGAGGTTGATCATTTCTTATGCTCCTTCGAGTGGTTGCGGACTAGAGGACGACGACGCCCTCGGCGACACCGACGGCACGCAGGTCGCGGTACCACCGCTCGACCGGGTGCTCCTTGGTGAAGCCGTGGCCGCCGAGCAGCTGGACGCCGTCGGAACCGATCTGCATGCCCTTGTCAGCGGCGAAGCGGCGGGCGAGCCCGGCCTCACGGTTGAAGGAGCGGCCCTGGTCGAGGCGGGAGACGCCACGGTAGGTGATCAGCTGGAGGGCATCGAGTTCGATGCGGATGTTGGCGACCATGAAGGCGA